AATCAGCTGAAGAATTACTTCTTGACTCAGTGGGGCCAGCCGATCCTCGAGGTTATCAATACAGTACAACTGTCTCTTGGGGGCTTCACGTCAGTCATCAGAGCCGTATCGGATACCTTCAAGCTTGTGGGTATCGCCGCCAGCGTAACTGCCGGTATCATGGTATTCAAGTATGTGGCCGGAGTCAAAGCTACTATCATTGCCACAAACGGCCTCGTTGCCTCTAACACCCTTCTAGCTGCTACTATGGGGCCAAAGGGTTGGATCACCCTGGCTATCGTGGGCATCACGGCTGTGACCCTCTTGTTGCGTAAGGCTGAGGCGAGGTCTAAGGCACTAGGTGAAGCCTGGGCCAAGAATATCACTGAAGAAGTCCAAGAGTCCAACAGGTCGTTTGTGCGGCTCGAAGAAGAAGCGATCAAGACTCTCAAGGCGCTTGCCTCTGCCCGTGCTCGCGCCACCGCGGAAGTCCAGAAGGTCTACAATGCTTGGCTGAATCAGCAATTGGCCGCTGAGGATGCGACTAAAGCCAGCTTCAAGGCGATGGTGGCTAACGTCCAAGCAGGTGTCAAGGCGTCGCTTGACGCGATAAAGGTGCAGCTTGCCGCGGCCAAGAAAGCTGTAAAAGACGTTACGAAGGACATGGAGAGCAACATCAAGAAGGGCCAGGACAATCTCCAGAGAGCTAAAACAGCCGTCTTTGACAATAAGCTCGCAGGTAAGGGGCCAGCCGCACAGATGCAGATGCTCAGCCAAGAGGTCAAGCGACTGGCTGCGTTGCGTCGCACACTAAATGCTAGCCAGCTCAAAGACTTTGAGCGAATCACAGATCGCATGACTGCGTTGATCGCCAAGCAGCAGCAACTCGCAGCCTCGGGTGCTAAGAAAGCAGCTGCGGCACAGGTTAAGACTGCAAAAGCCCGGCGTAAGGCCGCTGAGGATCTGACTAAGGTCGATGAAAAGCACAGGCGCAAGCAGCTCAATCAGGCGACTAAGCGCGCACAGCTTGAGAAGAATATCGCGACAGCTCGAAAGACTGTTGGCGTCAAGGAGCAGAAGGAGGGTCGTGCACCTGCGGCTAAGAGACCTGCGGCACATCTTGCCACAGAGAAGGCTAAGGCCGCCCTCGAGAAGCTAATCATTGCTCGCGATACTTTTAATCGTAAGGTACGCGAGGCTAACGCCGACCATCTTGCAAAAGCCGGCAAACTTCGACGCGCGCTCAATGCTCAAACTGCGGCAGCCAAGTTGCGCTTTGATTTCCAGAAGAAAACTACTGACTCGCTGATTGAAGAAATCGCTCTGCGCGACAAGATGCTGAAGGACCAGAAGAAGTTGAAGGAGGATGCCAACTCTGCTAAGATGTTGCTTGAAGGCCAGAAGGAAGCTGCCGAAGCTAAGCAGAAGGCCATCAAGCAGACTGCCGCCGAGGCAGCTAAGTTCAAACTTGATGACATAGCCAAGCTCAAGACAGAAGAAGAGTTGAAGGCTGCATTGCTGAAGCAACAGGCACTCCTCAATAAGCTAGAAGAACTCAAGACTGGTGTAGACCCCAAGGGCAAGGGTCAGTTCCTCTCAGATCGCGTAGAGGAACTCAAGGCGCTCATCAAGGAGCTTGACCGGATACAACGACTGAATGTCAGTGTAGCCCCCAATGAAGCTGAGCAAGGTGTCCGTCTCCAGGCGCAGCAGGCACAGATAGCAGCTGAAAAGGAACTAGCGGCACTCCTAGCCCGCAAAGATCCGTCGGCTACTAGGCTCCCTGTCAAGGTCAAACTCACCGCGGAGCTGGCTGCAATCTACAAGAGGGTGGCCGCTAATATCCGGGAAAGAGACAAGGCCGAGGCATCTGGCCAGAAGTTCGATAAATCCGTAGCAGCATTGAAGGTTCTCACAGATGCCGCCGACAAAGCGCAAAAAGAGTTGAATAAGCTGTACCGGACGATTACTACTGTCACCCCCGGCGGATTGTTCAGTAAGCCGACAGCAGTAACGCAGTCACTTGAGGACTACTTCAAGGACCTACGAACTGGTCTAGACAGATTCCTTGAAGCCAAACTGAGTTCCGGGACTATGACCGGTGCTCAAGCGAATAATGTCCGATTGCTAATAGACACGCTTGTCAAAGAACCTACTCAAGCGATCCGAAAAGAGCTCATGGCTGCTCTAAAAGCGTTGCCTATGCGGAGGGTTACGCACGATAAGAGCAGCCCCTTCACGCATGTGCAACGAGTCATGGATGCATTAGGTAAGCTGCAAACTCCGGAGTATGCTACAACCCTGGTGAATAACATCAAGAAGATGCGCGCTCAGGGAGTGCTACTGGAGAGGGAGATTGCAGCCCTCGCTAAAACCCTCGACCAGAAGCTACAAGTGACTGCGGCGGGCGTGGACTCGTTTGCTGAAAGTATCAGTAAAGCTAACACGGCTATCCGTAACTTCATTCTCAGCCTACCCGCCGGTACGTTGAAGCCGGCCCCAGAGGCACCTGCAAAAGCCAAGGGTAAAATCACTGGCGGCTACACACGAGGACTGGACACCATCCAGCGATCACTGAGTCCCGGCGAGCTGGTCATGAATCCTAGTGCATCGAATCAGTTCTACGGTCAGCTTCAGGCGATGAACGCCGGAGTCCATAGAGCCGATGCCCCGAACACAAACATTACAGGCAACTGGAATATCAGTGTCAACTCTACTGGGGACACGTCAACAGATATCCAATCTATCGCTAAGGGATTGCGTCGCGAGCTGCGCCGCAAGCGGGTGTCACTCTCATGAGCTTCTTGATGGAATACCCGACTATTGGCTCACCGACTGAGACCGTGACACTACGGAACCCACAGTTCGAGGATCAGCAAAAGACCGAGGCCGCTGCGATCATTGGTCGTAGCGACTTCGGCCAAGCTCAAACTCGGCACGTAACGGGTCGCAATGTTTGGCAGGTGTGGGAATACACATTCCTTGTCTACGATGACCCCGAACCCTTGCGCGAGTTCCTAGCAGCTACGACGGGCCTAGAGATTAAGGTCACAGACCATGACGCCAATGTTCGTAACGGATTCATTATCATGGAACCGATACAGTTCGTAGAATTACGTAGTGGCGTGTTATGGGAAGTTACCTTCACGTTCATGGAGTCACAGTAATGTCAGTAACTTTCTCATACCCATATACCAGCCCATCGACCACCGTAACCATCCGTAATCCTGACTTGGGTAACGCGGATATAGCCCACTTCCGCCCCAATATAATGAAGGCTACCGATGGGACGGTCTACTCGTATAAGCGCACACCTGTACTCCGCCAGTTCCTGCTCAATTTTCGGGGTATCTGTGACACTGAGATTGCTGCAATCCAAACATTCTTTGAGCTGACCGCTGGCGAGACTATCAAATACACGGACTATAATGGAGATATCTGGCAGGTTGTTTCATTGAATCAGCCGCTAGAGTATGAAGATACGCGAGACAACAACTACAAGTTCACGCTCCAGCTTGAGGGCATACCAGACTCCAGCACATCGACGACGACTACTGAGGCGCCCACGACCACTACCACAGTAGCGCCCACTACGACCACTACCACAGTAGCGCCGACAACAACTACGACCACCGTCGCGCCGGTATGCAATGACTGTGAGCCAGCTATAGCGGTAGAGATGTGTGTAACCCTGGCCGGTCTAGCTGGCGACCTATTAGCGTACAACGGCCAGACTACTGTGACGTTCGACGCTGCCTGTACTTGGTATGATGATTCAGATGATCCGCATATCATCCTACAGTATGTCAGTGGGCGCTGGTACATTTTCGTCAAATCCGTGAACAACTGTACTAAGACCTTTGTGGGTGACGTTACGCCCAACGTCTGTGCCCCTTGGGATGACACATTTACCGAGGCGGCTTGTGACGTGCTAGCTTGCACGGATCCGGATACGTGCACAGATAGTATCGGGGCCACGGCAGCGGTAACATCTGGTCCCTGTGTCACAACGACTACCACTACAGTCGCGCCAACCTCGACGACCACAACTGAAGGCCCGACCACAACGACCACGACAGCCGCGCCCACAACGACCACAACGACCACTACCGGTGCACCGACCTCGACGACTACGACAGTCGCACCGACCTCGACGACCACCACGGCAGCGCCGGACTGCAACAGTTGTAATCCTGCTCTACCGAATCAAATGTGTATCACCCTCGTGGGTCTCGCAGGCGATCTAGCCGTTTGGAATGGCGCCAATACCGTGACATTCACCACTGGGTGCAGATGGCATCTAACTGATGGCACCGCAGATTTGGAGTTATACTATGCCGGCGATCACTGGTGGCTTTATGCGAGTTCGGGGCCGAGCTGTATCAAGACCTGGGTGGGACCATCGGAACCCTCAGATAGCAAACCGTGTGCACCCTGGGATGCAACGTTCAGCGAAGATGACTGCATCGGCAGTCTTTGCGCAGATCCGCAGACCTGTGGTGATAGTGCCGGAGCTACTGCTGTGGTGGCTTCGGGTGCTTGTACTACAACGACCACGACAGCCGCGCCCACAACGACCACATCAACGACCACCACGGCAGCGCCGGACTGCAACAGTTGTAATCCTGCTCTACCGAATCAAATGTGCCTGACCATCGCAGGCTTAGAGGGTGACCTAGCGCTGTGGAATGGCGAACACACAGTAACCTGGGTATCGGGCTGCAACTGGCTGAAGGATTTGGGCGGCGGCGATGAACTGCTCCTAGAGTATATTACTGATTCTTTGTGGTACATCTCTGCCAATGTTGGCGATGCCGACTGTTCAATGCAGTGGGAAGATAGCGCTGGCCCGATCCATGATGCTCCCTGCGATCCGTGGAATGTTACATACGTTATCGCAGACTGCATATCTAACTCCTGCAGCGATCCGTCAACGTGCGGCGAGAGTGGGGCCGCAACAGTCTCAGTCGTTTCGGGTGCTTGTACTACAACGACCACGACAGCCGCGCCCACAACGACCACAACGACCACTACCAGTGCACCAACGTCTACGACGACCACGACCACGACCACGACTCACGCCCCGACATGTAATGATTGTTGGCCCGACTTGCCGCCGACACTATGTGTGACGCTAAACGGCTTGGGTACGGGCTTCAGCTACTGGAATGGTGCACATGAGATCACACAGCTGTCTGCCGGCTCATGTACGTACTCGGCTTCCGATGGTGACAAATACCTGATATTGAGCTATGATACAGGCAGATGGTACACAAAAATCACCGAAGATTTCGGCGGCAGTTGTACCAAGCAGATGGAACTCGTGGCCGGGGAGCATACCTGCGCCCCTTGGGATGGCGTTTGGAGAGCAGTAGACTGCGGTAACATTTGCTCTTACGGCGACGCGTGTTTGGACAGCGCAGACGCTACCTTATCAATAGCTAACACGGGTACCTGCACGACCTCCACAACGGCTGCACCCGTATCTACTACCACCACAACCGTTGGCCCCGGCTGCTTGGGTCAGCAAGTTTTCACTGAGTTCGTTGAGGCTGACCCCACAGACTTCTTGACTATGACACCCACGAAGATTCAAGGAATCGATATTAGCACCCGTGCAGATGCTTGGGCGTATAAAGACTGCTGCGAGGGCTACTTCAATGAGTTGGATATTGATTTTGAGCTCAGGGTCAATGACGCTACCGGAAGCACAAGTTTTGGTACTTTCGCGGTGTCGAATGTGGTGGACACTGTTACGCACTGGATTTCTAGTAGCGACCAAGCCCTAGTTGTCTGGGTCTATGCTTTCAGCGGGTCGGTAGATATCTACTTCTCGAATACTGAACTTGGCACCTTTGACTCCATATCCGTCGGAGTGGGCACCAAGTTTTATCTCTCAGTAATCAGGGAGACAGGCGCTACCACAGCTGAGTGTAGGATCTATACGGACTTCGCTAGGACGCAACTGGCCGTCACTTTGAGTGTGACTGTGACTGCCGGCAGGTCTTGGAAAAATCTCTTCGGGTTCGTCAGCTTCAATTCTGGCGCCGGCGGTTACTGTGATGCAGACATTGAGAACATGGTCGTGCACTCAGGTAGTTGTGCTGACGACCTCGAAGTAGATAGTGTGACGCTGACAGAGGGTACGTTGGCCACTGGCGATCTGGATAGTCTCACGACGGTAGATGCTGACTATTATCAGATCACAGAGGTCACGGGTACACCCGGCTTTGATCTGCGATTCAATTTTGTCGATGTGTGTTCCGAGATTTTCTATATCAAGTTCGTGGGCCAGTACGACGGCAACCCCGCCCACATAGTAAAAGCCCAGTGGTGGAACTACGATACCTCAGCTTGGGTAGATGCAACAGCAGAGTCCACGGACTTCCCCAGTCAGGCGCCTGACTATGTGCGCACATTCGATATACCCAGTGCAGATTATGTTGAGGGCTGTGAGGCGATCTTCCGTATTAATCACACCTCTCCGGGCGACACAAATCACGAGTTCTACATCGACCAGTTGGTACTCTTAGCTGGAGTCGCCCCATAATGGTAAGAACACTCTCGTCAAATCTGGCTACTAAGGTTGCTACGCTCCACGGCACAGAGCCATACTACGTTGTCAAGATCGAGTGGACCAGCGGTACTGTGTGCTATGCTAGCAAGGCCAAGGTGTTTGATGGCTTCAACTGTAAAGCATACCTCCAGAATACTGGTGACATATCTGCGGTGGCTAACACCGACAACTATGGGGAGTCCTCCACATTTAGTATCGTATTGTTCGGTGAGACTGGCTCATTGAAAGATATACTTGATACCGATGTGATGGAGCGTACCACCGCTACGTTGTATATGATGTTTGAGAATATCGACGATGCTGACGCGTTGATCTTAATCAAGGGTGTTGTCTCTGGCGATATAGCTTACTCCGAGATTGACCGTAAGCTGTCGTTTGAAATTGAATCAATCATCGACTCGAATGAAATCGGCTATGCCCCGGCAGAGGACGAGTTCGCCAACCTCAATCCAGACGGTGTGGATAAAGCATGGCCTCTGTGTTATGGTACAGTCTTGCGTGTACCGACTGCCCCAGTATATAAGAAAATCCACAGCATCACAACTGTCGCGATACAGGGCTTCTTCAGTACCGGCACTATCGTAATGGCTAAGGTATTCGAGGAAGGTCCGACGCTGACATTTACCTGCGGCGGCCTGAAGTTCACTGGGACCGTGGACGGTACTCTAATAACTTTCGTCACGATGAATGACAGTTATTACACAGATGTAGCCATCCTAGACCGCCCACTCCCCGCTGATGATCCTAGCTACTTTGACGCCTCGGTCTGTTGGGTCAGCTCTGACGTAGACCTTACGAACAAATACTGTACCGTGTTCGATCTGGCTATGGGCGGTTGGGCGGTCAACTGGTGTATCCGTCAAGAGGGCACGAAGTGCCACTTTGTGAAGCCCTGGGGTTCCGTGAATCAGCAGAAGGCACTTGATTCTACTAACGTCATGACTGACGTAGCCGGATTCCCCAAACCAAGTTGGCCGGCCGACATGACCGTACCGTCGTCACTGTATGATTACAACTGGCGGCTCGGTTCTTGGGAAGTAAACGGCGACTTCTCTGGCTATATCCTGACGCCAGACAGCTACGAGATACTCCCGCACAGTGTCTTTCTGCAGCTCACGGGTGTCGATGATGTGTACGTTTGTAACCTGGGCGCGACCACAGCTATACTGGAAGTATTCAGTCACCGCCCCGTCAATGGCGAGAAAGCCCTAGCACCCATACCCTCTCGCTATTATGCCACGAACTTGAGTGACACCATCAACGGTAAGAGTTGTACTACTCTCACTTTCTATGTACCTCTGGCACAGCGCGACGATGGTGCGTGGGAAGATGAGATTTATGTATCATTGACCTCAGCTAAATCCTCGAGTACCCCGGCCATCATTGAAGATTTACTGACAACCTACACGAACATCACTGTAGATGCGGCCAGTTTCGCGGCGGTGGCAGCTGACCTAGCCACCTACCCCTCGCATGTAGCCTTCTTGGAGCAAGAAGATGCGTTGAGCTTATGTGAGGAAATCGCATACGAGGCTCGCTGTGCGCTGTACGTATACAATAATGTGGCGTACCTGAAGTATCTGTCTAAGGCACCGGCATCCACCGTAGCTATCAGCGACGCTGATACTATCGACGGGTCTGTGCGCATGATGTTCACGACCTACGAGGACGTCGAAACGCGGGTTGATGCAAACTGGAAGTTGGACTACTCCGGTGAAGAAGATACGGAGTGGGTCTATACTTACAAGAATAACATAGAGGCGTATGGTCTCCGTGAAGAAGAGCGCACCTACAAGATTTACAACATCAAGGCCTTGGTCAAAGCCTCCGTGGACTTTTGGGGTCACAGGGATTCAAACATCTGGCGTGTTGTATCATTCAGTACGCCGCTACAGACTACGGCCCTGCAACTGTTTGACGACGTATCTCTGAGCCTAGCCATCTTGAGCAGTAATACAATCGATGGTATCGTGATCGACCAGAAGTTTGCAGTAGCCGGGGACACGGTCACATATAAGGTGCTACTCGCCTCCCGCGCGGGTGTTTCCGATGGTGGTGGCCAGCCCCTGGAAGAATCAGATTTTTGGTCTGTGGCAGCCGTATCAGTCACTAACCCCGGCCTCGGCCTGTCACAGACCGACTACATTGTAGACTTCGTAGAGAACCCCGGCTCTGGCAATACCCACGGTAGCAAGTACACCGAGGGTAACGGCTCTGTGACTGTGGCACCTACCGCCCCGGCTACGCCGACTCCGACTACACCGCCCACTACATCGGCGCCCGGCTGTAGCTATAGTGACCCATTCACCCGCGCCAATGAGAATCCACTTTCGACGCCATACGCTCTTATCAACACCGATGGCACCCCTGATAACATGCAGCTCATTACTAATCGTGTGGTCAAGTCAATCAGCACCGGCGAACAGTTCGCTGTGTACTACCGTGTTGCGTGTGACGCGGACCATTATGCACAGGTAGACTATAATATAGTATACGGGGGATCGCCAACAGGGTGGGGTGCCGTTGCTGTTCGTTTTGCCGCTACTCCTGATGCTTACCCTGCTTACTTGGCCAGGATCACTGGTAACGGGATTCTTACTATAGATAGACTCACGGACTACGGGCCGCCAGCAACCTACGATACCCTGGGCACCATTTATGGCCAACCGTCAGCGGGCACACTGAAGCTGACGGTTATCGGCGATGAGCTGCGGGCATACATAGACGGCAACTTGAAGCTGACTATAACCGATACAGCCATAGCTGGCGAACCTGCTACAGCTTTTGGTGCCGGCAATACCGCTGGTAGCAGTTCGGCTACCTTCCTAGATAATTTTGAGACAGGTGACTTATGAGCGCATACTTAGAATACTGGGTGGCCGCCACCGATCTGCCGAAACTAGCAAAAGCCGAGATAGGCTATGTCAGTAATAACTTACAAAGAATCGGCGGCACGGTGAACATACTCATACTGTTCAGCGATATGCACAGACTGCGTAAGGCCGGCGTCGCGCTAACAACTTTTGAAGATGGGTCACCCGAAGGTGTGTGTATGATTAACATCATACGGGCGGGCCTCAAGAATGGTAAGTGGCGGCGCCGTACCGTTCGGCGCATGGCACTGGATGCCATGAATCATATCACTGTTGAAGCCATAGTTAGGATAGTGGTTAATCTGTATGAGCGCGGGCTGGACATTGAGATATGCTTGCTTATAGTCAAAGATGCCGGAATCGAAGCACCTTTTATGAGAGAGATTGATGCCCGACTCGCCAAGCGTGGAAGCACAACTTAGGCAGAAACTTATGGAGTTGCGGTTTGGGGTTACCACAACTACGCCCAAGCCCATATTAGCGCCGGTGCCGCGCCCGCCCAATAAGACAAGTGGCTGTGGGCCGTGTCAGGCTAAGATGCTGGCTGCTACAAAAGCGGCTAGCGGTAGCCCGATGCGGCTGTCTGTGATTGCAGCGGCGGCTAATGAGGGCAACTGGGTTCGCAGCACCTTTGCCAACGTCGAGGCCGACATGCCAGAGGCAGAGCGTATTGTCTGTGATGATGCTTCTACGGACGGGTGCTGTGACGCGCTAGGTGACGCCACTGTCCTACGCTCTAATGTTCGCCGGGGTGCTGGCATGTCCCGTAGCATAGCAATGGCGGCAGCCACAGGTAACGTTCTTGCCAGTATCGACCCACATGAAGAATACTCCCCCGGCCTATTTCAGGGCATGGCACAGTTTGTTTTAGAGAATCAGTGCATCGCCTGTCCGTCAGTAGCCTCTATGGAAGATAGGGCTGCACAGGGATGTGGTGCACATCTGAAGTATGTTGATGAACATGGCTTCCCGGTTATCAAGTATAATTCAGTCCCGCAGGATAAGAGTCCACGGTTGACCGAAGCCGTAGTTGGTGCCGCGTACTTCATGCCGCGAACAATCTATAACAGGCTGCCGAGCTGGCCGTCTATCATAGACATATGGGGCTACGAAGAAGAAACGCTGGCTATCTGGGCGTACATGCAGGGGATCAAGACGTATGCCCTACCTGAACACACGGTGTACCATTACTACCGGGACGGGAAAGTTGTGCCGTGGGGAGGGCCAACAACTGAGGGCATCCTACTCAATGCTCAGGCTGCGCTATTCATGCTGTTCGAGCGCGGGACCTATGACGAGCATTTCGCGAAGAATGAGTCACGGATCATTACACCCGCGTTGAAGAACAAATTGGCTTTACTCAAAGCCGGGACAGCTTATGATACAGGCCAGTGGAAGATTGGAAAAATCCGCTCGGACGAACAGACTCTAACTGAGTTGCTTCAAATGACTGCCCCGGCCAACCCCAAAGTATCTGTCATTGTCCCCACATATAATAGAGACGAGCTACTGCAACACGGATTGAAATCATTACGCAGCCAGTCGCTCGACGCCGAGATTATCGTAGTCGATGATGGTGGGTCGCACCCGAGCACCACGCGCAAACATTGTGAGACATACGGCGCGAGATACATCCGACTGGAGTCTCCAGACAGACGGGTACCTAGTGTCCCGATCAATGCCGGGGTTAGGGCTGCGACAGGCGATATCATAGTGCTGACTTGCCCTGAGATTTATCATCTACAGCCCGATACGTTATCCCTACTCGTAGAGCCGCTGTATATCAATGATACAATACACACAACATGCAAGGGTTGGGATGACTCCGGCGCTGTTCTAACGGCGGTACGGAACGGGGAGACTGTTTCCGCGCAGATATACAAAAACATGGGCGTGTTGCAAACAGACTTCCCGTTCTTTTTAGCCCTGCACAAGAAACATTTTGAGGCTATCGGCGGCTACGATGAAGGCTACTTGGGTTGGGGCTTCGAGGATTACGACTTCATCACTCGCATACAGGCACATGGCCTCCATAAGAAAGTTACAGGCGCTGAGATTATCCACTTATCCCACGAGCGATTCAATGATGCAGAGTTGCTGAAGCTGAACACCGATAGATTCAATGCTATGAAGGGTACGATTGTGAGGAATCAAAAGTGATTAAGCAACTGTATATCTTAGAGGGAGATATTCATCTTGGACCGACTGAAGGTGAGGGCGCGTTTCGTTGTAGTCTTGGTGATATTGTGGGTACTTATGGCAATTCAATATGGTGGCTGCCGCTGGAGTATCTCACAGGGGTAAAGATTCTAAATACGCACCCAAGCAAAACTGAACGGGGCGCGTGGCGGGATATCTACGCGCGGCAGATTGCGCTTGCTGATGTCCTGCAAGGATTGAAACACTCTATAAAATACTGGCCCAATATCCAGGGCGTTACGGTGGTCCGCCATACCGGAACGTATACGAACTATGAGTATATTCGTGGTAGGGCAGACGTCGAGACCCTAACCAATCTGGATACCTACTACCCGGCGTGGATCATGACGGAGTACATATCAGACCCCACTAAGGTGATGCATTCTCTGCCTTGGGAGACGATGTGTGATGCTTTCAGTGCCGACGGTATCGAGCTTCACCATGATTGTATATGGGGACGTCAATACAGCGCGGATGTTTGGGGTAATATAAAGCTGCTTGATATAACCGACACGGCTGGTAAGAAATACCTGTAACTTCGAGGGAGCAAATTGTGGCTAAGAACGCTGGCGTACACTATCAAGGATTGGACCTGAAGGGCGTGAAGCACGAAGGCCGGGACCGTAGACCAGAGTATGATCTGATTTTCCCTGACGGTGTGGTGGGTCAGAGCATCTTGGACATTGGCTGCAACATCGGCTACTATGTCTTTGAGGCATGGGCCAACGGCGCTTCACGCTGTATGGGTGTTGATCGCTCTACGGAGTACCATCTCAAGTCGCTGCAGCTACTTGCAAAACTAGGCAACCCCGACACGCTGGCTTTCACATTGGCGAACACGCGCGTATGGAATCCGGATCAGCTCTACGATACAGTCCTGTGTCTGAATGTTCTACATCACTGTGTAACCAAAGATAGGGCTGTTGTTCTACTGAAACAGTTGGACAGCTGGTCAACGAAGCGTATCGTCTTAGTCCTCACACCCGTAGGCGAAACACCGCCAGCTATCGAGGGCGGAGACACCTGGGCTATCGAACGTTGCGCTAAGGATATTCCCCGCGTGAGACTGATGCCTGAGTTCATGCAGGAGTTGTGGCCCAACTATACCGTAACATCCTGCCCGTCAATCGTCAACGAGGGCCGGACGATTGTGAGTATCGTGAAATGAAACTCGGCCCGGATTCCACATTGATAGCTCCGCACAGAGGTAAGCCGCCTGTGTGCCCCGAAGGCTATATACGCGACGGTGATCCCTTTGTGTTCATACCTATACTACCGGCTTGCAGCCACCGTATAACTAAGAAAGTCAAGTCAGCCTGTTGCCCCGGTCAGGGATTGAGGTGGTGTTCTTTGAAAGAATGTACCCGCTGTAATACACTGTGTCTGGAGTGTGTGGACTATGCATAAATGCACTATACTTATGACCACATACCAGCGTGATGCCCTGCTGGAGTTGGGCCTACAGAGCCTAGCCAATCAGGACTTAGCCAGCAAAGACGTAGAAATTCTCGTGTTGGACGATTGTGCGAATCCCGATACGAGTACCAGAGCTATTGCTACGCAGCATGGCGCACAGTATCTAGCCACATCATCCGGCGATCCTAACTGGAGGATACCCGGATTCGCATTGAACATTGGTGTACAGCGCAGCGATTCAGAGTATATTATCATATCTTGTGCCGAGATGTATCATGTCGATGAAGAAACAGTCTCGGATCTAATAGGTATCCTCGATCAGGATAAGGACGCCATTGCCATAACCGGCGGCAAGAACGACGTGCGCGGTAGGTATCTGGCTGAACTCACTACGACAGGTAAGCATGATCTGTCAGCATACCAAGATTGTGCAGATCTGAAAACACATCTGCCGTTCTTCATGGGTATGCACCGCAATGTTTTCATGAGCGTACGCGGCTACGACGAGGACTTCACAGGTCAGGCTTGGGACGACAATGATTTAGTTGATCGGCTGCTGCTTTACGGCTGCGAGTACACCCAAGCAGAGTCCCGTGTCGTACACCTGTATCATGGCCGGCAGTCATTAGGCCGTGAGGAAGATCATAAGGAACGGTGGGCGCGTAACTTGCGCCTGTACACTGAACGTAAAGGTGTTATACTCCGCAACATCGGCAAACATTGGGGGACATTGTAAAATGTTCATCTCTCTTCCAGACTGGATACAATACGAGACTGAAGGCCACGACGTTGTTGTGGAGTTTGGCGCGGGTCTTTTCAAGCGTATCAACCTCGTGGACTGCCCCTACCGCATCGGTATCGAAATCTCTGAGAAGTATATTGCAGAAGCCGGAAAACTCGGGCGGCTAAAAGACTGTGCAGCCGTCTGCGGTGACATACGGGAATACTACAAACTGATACCCCACTGTACGTATGACTGCGCTATGATTATTGACGTACTAGAACACCTGCCCGCCAAGGATGCTAAGCAGTTCATAGCCAGCTTGCAACGAAACTTCAATAAAATCTTGTTGATGATACCCGCTGGCAGGTATATTCAGCAGGGCGACCCCACTGGCTTCGGCGAGCATGAGTACCAGACGCATCGGAGCTACTGGAAAGTTCCCGATATTGTGAAGATGGGCTTCCAGGAAATTATACTCATGCCCGGTTACCATAAGATCGCACCCAAAACAGGTTGTATATTTGCCACTTGGAGGAATGATGGATAACAAGCAAGCATTTGTATCTGCCGGGCAACTCCCTTGGAAGCTTATCAAGAATCATCCAGACATGGTGTCAGCTGATGGGGTAATCACACCGGTACATTTGCAGTTCAGCCCGACGAATAAGTGCAATGGCAACTGCACATGGTGCTCATGCTGTAACGAGGACAGGTCGCTAGAGTTGCCGATAAGCGAGATTGCGGATATCGCTGAGTACTTCGGCAGCTTGGATACCCAGGCGGTGACTATCACGGGCGGCGGCGAACCCACTATGCACCCGGAGTTCGATGCTATCATACGGCTATTCGAGCAACAGTCTATCGCCGTGGGACTGGTGACCAATGGTATCATACTGTCTAAGACTACAGATGATCTTACGTACCTCGATGAAGCTATGACGTGGATGCGCATATCCGTGACAGATACCGAGGGCAATTACGACTATAACCGGATTGTCAGAATCTGCAATAAGCTGCCCAACGTAGACGTTGGTATCAGCTTTGTGGTTGGCCATGAGGTCAACATGTCCACGGCTCGTGGTGTCTGTAACATCGCTACCGCGATTGACAACATCACGCATATCCGTTTCGTCCAAGATATCATGGACCCAGACAATGTGCAGATGCGGCGAGTACAGCGGGAGTGCAGCGGCATCACTGATAAGGCAATCTTCCAGTACCGAGATACCTTCACCGGTGGCTCAGAGTGTTGCGGCATAAGTCTACTGAAGCCCGTGCTTTGGGCTGACGGTTACATCTACCCATGCTGCGGGGTGCAGTATGCATCAGACGATCTACACCACATGCCAGAATCCTACCGTATGTGCAAGTGGACACAGTTTGAAGGTGCGGCCTCCTTCAACGGTACCCGCTGCAAGAAGTGCTACTATAAGAGCTACAATGATTGTCTGGAATCATTGCAAGGGGAGTTGAAACATGAAGCCTTCGTGTAAGCCAATATTCTGGACATGTTGTGACACAGCGGTGCTAGAGTTCATCGACGCGAATAGGGTACTACAAGACCTGAGTCGCGAGTATGACTTCTACTTCATGTGCTCAGGTACCAGTCTCCCACGCGTACGGGAGCTGTACCGAGGCCACCACATCAAGTGTATCAATGACTTCTGTGTGAAGGCTAACACGCTGTTCACGCTACTGCGACGCCGCAACGACTATGATGTGGTGATCCGCGTGGACATGGATGCTATACTTTTCAACGTGCCGGATTTGCTGAACCGGGCACAGGCGGCTGTAGACGCTAAGGTAATCATCGGCAACCAGTCACCCGACAAACGCTACGACTATATCCGAGGCGGCTGCAACATTAGCTCCCGTGCTGTGATCGAGACGATAGGTCGTCTATACTCGGACAATCCGCTAGAGTTTGATCCGGTGTATAGCGACGCAGCGGTAGCGGCAGGTGCTGTCCTTGATAGGCAGCCGATCTTTGAGGAGAGCTTGGTCTATGGCGGTACCGCCCCGACGTGGCACCCGTTGAAGTACGGCGGGAACCCACCCACGATAGCTCAGTTCAAGACCAACATCGCTGGCTACGTCAAGCCCGAGCCAGTGGCTGCACCTGCACCCGCGCCCACCGGGAATAAGATACCGAAACACATGCACTTCTTTTGGGGCGACAGCCCTATGTCGTGGATGAGGTATATGACGTTGCAGTCCTTCTGTAAAACGAATCCCGACTGGGAGACTACGCTACATACGTCCGCCGCAGCGATAACAAAGAAGCCCTGGCATGAACACAACACCCAGGATTTCTTCAATTACACCGGCGAGGATTATCGTAGCCGCCTAAGCGACTTGCCCATCAACATCGAGACTGACTGGAAGCCGCCAGCAGGATTCAGTGAAACACCCATCAATGTCTGTGCCTCACATCAGAGCAACTTCTTCAAGTGGACTACACTGGCCACTCAGGGCGGCTGGTACTCCGACATGGACATACTCTTTGTCAAGAGTCTGAATCCACTGGCCGAACGCATGGAGGATAGGTCAGTAGACACTGGCATCTGTTTCGATGGCCGGAGTCTACTCATCGGCTTCATGTGTTCCACACCTGATAACAGATTCTTTGCTGATATAGCGAAGGCCGCACACGAGAGTTACAATGTGAACAACTACCAGTGTGCGGGTGTCCACGCTGCGTATGCGGCGATATACGGCATGGAAGGCCGTAAAAAGATGAATGGCGCAGAGATACTCCAGGATATTGAAAGCAGGTACCCCTACCTGGAGCTGTATAGTATCCCGACGCAGTACGTGTACCCCTGGTACTATAATAGTTTGGATAAGGTCTATCAGGAGAGCCACGACCTGCCCGAAGATACACTGGGTATCCACTGGTACGGTGGCGACCCACTATCGCAGAAGTACAATAGCGTTCTGACGGATCAGAACTATGGCATCTACAAGAGTACATTTTGCAGGTACGCGCGTGAGGTGATACCGATTGACGCACGGGTCGCCCCGGTCAAAGATACCGAGATTAAGTTAATCAGGCAGCCGGTATTCGCGGCTGAAGTGGAACCTATCCCCAAACATATGCACCTATTTTGGGGTAGTAGCCCGCTGTCTTGGCTCCGGTATCTGACACTCGAGTCCTTTTGTAAAACGAATCCCGACTGGAAGGTCACGTTGCACACGTCCTCCAGTTGCAACGACGTGGATAAGCCCTGGGGTGATGCTAATTTTCAGGACTTCTTCGCGTACACCGGTCCAGACTATATGCCACTGGCATCGAAGCTGCCCATCACGGTGGACAGCAACTGGGGTCCACCTGCGGGCTACGAGCCATTGCCCGATACGATGGGGCCATCGCATAAGAGTAACTTCTTCAAGTGGATGACACTCGCGGAGCAGGGCGGCTGGTATGCTGACTTTGACATCCTGTTTCTACGCAGTTTGAATCAGCTGCATGATAAGGTAACAGCATCTAAGGCCACAACCGGCATGACCTTTGATGGTACGAATCTGCTTATCGGTTTCATGTTCTCCGTGCCAAATAATCCATTCTTCCGTGAGGTAGCCAAACACGCGTATGGTTGTTACAACCCGGCGAAGTACCAGTGTGTCGGTGGGCGCTCGATATACTGGATGCTGTACGGTACAGGCTTCGGCGGTGTAATCGGTCACCGTTCGATATGGGATGATCTGACTGTGCTGTATCCGGATTGTAACTTTTACAACATACCCATGCACATCGTGTACCCCTGGCCGCATAACCGGATGCGTTGTGTCTTTGAGCGTCGCTACAACATGGGTCAGCTCAACGAGGAGACCGTGGGTGTCCACTGGTTTGGCGGCTGTGAACAGGCACAACAGTACAACAATGAGATGTTAGATACCACTATCGGCGACTACGATAACACCTTCACGATCCTGAGAGGCGCGCAGCCATGAACAACATACGCGTCGTAGCTTTCTACACAATCGACACCCCGTACGAACAAGAGGTGGAGGTCTTACGCGCATCGTTAGTTGAAAATGGTGTCCGGCATCATATAGCGGGCTACCCGTCACGCGGGAGTTGGGTGGCAAACTGTGGGGTCAAACCTGAGTTTCTGCTGAGTGTACTGCGGCTGTTCCGCAACGATGATTTATTGTATCTCGATGCGGATGCCGTGGTGCAAGGGTCACTGGATTATTTTCGTAGACTCAGCACGGATGTCGGCGTACACTACAAGGACGGCAAGGAGCTACTCAGTGGCACGATCTTCTTGAAGAATAATATCCGTGTAGAGGCGTTGCTAGAGTGCTGGCTAGCCGAACAGCGCAAAGCCCCGACAGAATGGGACCAGCGTGTTTTAGCCAAGTTGCTGGCCACATATTATACCAGCGGGCTAATGATTGAAGATATACCGCCGGAATACTGCAAGATTTTCGATAAAGATATGGGCATCGGGGACACCGAGCCTGTCATCGTACACAATCAAGCTAGCAGACGGTTCAAGGAGGCCGTGAATATGTCAAAAGAGAAGCCCGTACACACATTCAAAGACGTTCCTGTGGAGTTGTTTGGTCTGAGGATTCGACGTGGCGGGGATGGCACGATCTGGATATCGCGGAAGAACAGGCAAGTCATCGACTACCTGGACCAGCGATACACGCGGGTGCCGGGAACCTTGAAATGGTACCCTAAGGCTGAGGCCGCTCAACCGTTTGAGTCCGAGAGGGTTCACTTTGACGGGGTGGGCTGTTACTTGGTGGGTAAAGGCCCAAGCCTGGATGAGCTGACTCGGGCAGATTTTACGAATCCTACGTGGCCCATCATCGCGATCAACGATGCGATCCACAAGGTAGAGAGTCTGGAGTTGTCGAATCCCATGTACTGTGCCCAACAGGATACGAGCCTACAGGATACATGTAAGCCCGCGACGGGTAAGCTATTCGTGGCTCACCAGTCGAGACACTTCTACGCAGACTTCCGAAACAAGTTTGTGTTCCATCCAGTAGACCTGGAACTCAGCTCCAGTTCGCTGACAGTCTTGTGTGCTATCAAGATTGCGAAAATCTTAGGTACAAAGCAGTTCACGATGCTGTGTTTCGATGCTTGCGTAAATCGAGAGACAGCCTATGCAGAGTGCATAGGCTATTCTCCCGACCATCATGGTGGACCGCCGTCGCGGTTCCTTGTACACCGTGAGAAAATTGATAAGCTACTCGACAAGACGTCTGCAATCTGGCTTACACCCAGACTCCCTGTGAGCAGAGTAGACGATATACCTCCGCAGTAGTGATACAGTCCTGAAGGGCATCGTGTGCTCGTAATGTCTGCACACCAAGCTTCTTCGCCAGCGCCTGTAGACCTACTTTGGAGTAGGGAACTTTGGCTCCGTGCATGGCTGCCCGGTCATTCAAAAACTGGGCGGTCAGCATGGAGTCTTTGTAATGGTAGTGGAAGAACTCATCGTATACGTCTGCCGTGAGCCACCGCTGGATGAAGCCACGGTCGAACGCATAGTTCTGACCAAGCGGGATGATTTTGTGTGGGTTACCCCAACGGGTAACGGGTAGCCCTAGCTTCTTGACCCACTCCCGTAGCATGTCGATAGCCTTGAGGGGATCGTGGCCGGTATCCATAGCTCTAGCCATCTGTTCCCGATTCATCCTGATAGCTTCGGGGTCAATGGTATGCTCATTCTCGATCTTCATCTCGATGTAGAATGGTGCTACGTCCTTACGGGGTTTGAAGTTTGAATCCAGCGCCAAGATACTGAGTTGCCAAATCTCGTGGCGCGTGGAGTCCAGACCCGTAGTCTCAGTGTCGATAGCGCACACCTGATTCCCGTTCCAATGCTGCATACACTTAGCCATTAGGTTACTCCCCTATGCAGGACGATCTGGAAGGCTTGTTCCTCGGAGAAACCGGCCTCGATGTAGCCTTGGTACATTGTATGTAGCATCCTCGCCATATTTCTGGCGGACTCCTGTATCATATCCTGGTTGCTGGCGATTGACAGCAACGCTTTTTCCATCTCTGCGCGTTCCTCCGGCGTCGGCTCTGCCACGGTGTTACTCCTTGATCCAAAGACACTCTGTTTGCGGGGTACGTTCTTGCAAGTGAGCCACATGCCCCTTGTTATTACCCTCGCTACCATTGACACCTTGTATCGAACTGTGAACGTCCCAAGTATATTTCGTGTCCCAGTCATACCCATCGTACAACGGATTCGAGAAACCAGATACTGCTACGAACCCCTGCATATCCATAACAGTGTTGAGCAACTCGCGGTGCTGGTCTTTCGTGAGTTCGTTGCCATACGATCCTGAGTAGGCACCAAGATACGGCGGGTCCAGATAGAACACAGCATCCGGCCCGTCGTAATCGTGTAAGCAACCCGCGTAGTCCCTGTTCTCTATCTGAACATGGCGGAAGCGAGTGTGTATCTCAGGGAATAGTCCAAGTTTGCCTTTCGCGATTCCCGCAATCCGTGCAACGGCGCTAGTGGCCCGTCCCCAGTTACGACTGAGCTGACCAAAGGACGTCTTGGTCATGTAGTACCAACGGGCAGCGCGTTCCACATCATCTTGACACCCTTCCCATGTGGCTTTACACCAGACGAACTCCTCTCTGCTGTGTACCGTCAAGTCCAGTCTGTCTATGAGGGCGTTCAATTTGGTAGCGTCACGGATACATCTGTAGAAGGCAACAACACCCGCGTAACGGTCATTGAATACCTCCAGCTTCGACCGTTCCCGCGCTATCAGTACCGCGCCAGAGCCACCGAAGGGTTCGATGTACGCGTCACGATAGGGCAGTAACGGTAGTATCTGCTTCACGGATTTGGACTTCCCGCCAGGGTAACCGAATGGTGCACGTAGCACCTTCTTATCGGTAGACGCAGCGGTCTGATTGTCCAAATCATTGAAGGCATCAAGTAGACTCATACGCGGGCCTCCCTGAGTATCCTTTGACAGATGACACCGGATTTTTCTAGCTGGCCGGTGTCGGTGAACCCGGCATTATTACCCATGTAGTCGATACCGTGGTCCTCGTAGTAGACCATCATTGCTTCTGCCAGTTTTATAACTGACATGAACGCTGGAATATCCTTGCGCTCCAGCTCGATCCTAAGCTCGGCGGGGTAGATTCTCATAACGCCTCCGACAGCCGGCTACAGAATGACTCAATCGCTCCGGCGTCTGCGACTGTGGGTACACCGGCATCAATACAGACGCTATTCACCTGTTTGTTTTGTAGCGAGTTATTCAGTGCCGGTATAGCGATTTTCACAATCGCCCGCAGCATCGCTACTTCGTTAGCTTCTAAGCTAAGGTCGATACCCTTGGTCTTGATCTTCATGATGTCTCCTCGTTGAATCTCCGCTGGCAGTTCGGGCAGAAACGGAATGCCTGGAAGTTATTGACTGACTCCCGTTCGTAATGGTGTTCATGCCCCTCTTGGTGTGCTTGCTCGTACCGGATACCATCTGTATCGAACCAGTAGTCTATACCGTCGATACAGTTCGGACATCGCTCGATCACTGGCTCGACAGGCGGGGCATCACCATGTTTCAGGAAGTGTGCCAAGAACATTGCGTTGCAGAGCATGTGCGCCCAGTGGGGCAAGTCGCTCTCCCCGTCTCGGTGCCCACCTGCCATAGCCGCAGCGTAGTGGCGCATCATTGCAGCAAAGTATCGTTCCTTGCCGTTCTCAACCTTCTGCCAATTATCAGCAGCATACTTCTGTGCGCCAAAGGTCAGTACCTCTGCGACGCCCTGCAACACCGGCAGATTCAGCAAATCCCAACGGGCCTTATCGTCGTCGAACTTCATACCCGATTCCATGTCGCGCCTTTCTAGCTCGTCCAGCCGTGACTGTTCAATCATTTTATACCTCAGTCTCCAGTATTCGGTCAATATGTTCAAGGCACTCGCCTGACGGAGCTTATCACCGTCAATCGGTGCGGGCTCCTTGGGCACATATTCGTATAGTTCGCGCATACCGTTGATTATGGCCTGTTCATAGATGCCCTCACCGTAGTTAGTAATATCCGTATCGGTTATTGTGACCCTGTAAGACTGGCCACTGGCCTTGTGGGTCACCTCACAGTGGCATACCCGCATGTCTTGGACACGCTCCCACGGGCTAACGTCAAACAGCTTTCGGAATTCATAGTCCTTGAAGGAGGCCGGAGTCCCAATGTAAGAGCATCGCCGGTCTTTGGACATTTCATGCCGGTCTAGTACAGGTTCACTCATTCCACCACCCTCCCACAGGCCCATTGATTTTTCTTATCAAGTATCTCAAGGTTCGGTATCCCGGCGACGTTCACGCCGATGAAGTGTGTCTCGCCTACACGTATGTACCGAGAGGCACCTTCCTCTAGCGAGTACAGCAATAACTTCTGCTGCTCCGCTGTCAGCTTATCGAGTAGTTCTCTCAGCATTAGTCTTGTACCTCCAGGAATACGCCCCGTAGAATATACTTACCCGGCTTGACATCTACGGGTTCTACACCCTTCCACCAGATGTTACCAATGTAGTGCTGGCCATCCTTGTGCTGCCGGCCTTTTGGATACTCCGGTGGCAGCTTACGATCCATAGTCTGCTTCGACCACTCCGGCCGGTCATTAGGATCAAGCCATGTGTGGAACTGCTTGTGAAAATCACCGACCTTAATCTTAGCTCCTGGCATATACTCACAGAACTCGTCGATGAAGGAAGCGAGTGCGGATTTATTATATTGTTGTGCCCGTTCTTTTTCTACCGTCGTTATGACAGGTACATTGAGGCGGTCTGGTGACACTGGTAGCTCTAGCGACAACACCGCTGCTAGAAAGTCTGGTGCCTCTTTCTCCAGCTTGGGTATGATCGCCTTCTTCGGGATCACTTCCAGCGGATCGAGAGCCGGGACATAACACATAGTGATACGGGTATCGCCGGGGAACACCGGACAATACTCGCTACTGTTAGCACACTGAACCCAATGTGACGTGTTCGGGATGTGGTAGGGCGCACGATACATATGCCGGATGTTCAGTTGCCTAGATGTCACCCAGTCTTTGATGCGATTGTATGCTTGCTTGTTACTGCTCAAGTCCACTTCCTCAACGACGCAGATAATGGCACCTTCAAGCTCACCGTTGAATCCCGACTGTGTCGTTAGCGCCAAGTCAGCCCGTTGGTAGCCACTGGTCACCAATAGACTCAGCGCCTCATGGAAGATAGACTTACCGGAGTTCTCGCTACCGTAGAAGAATAGGTATGGCAGCGGTTCTGTTGGCTCCTGGAATAGCGACGCTATCCAACATTTTAGGTAGTCCGCGCCCGTGAGGATACCGTTGGCTTGCGCCCAGGTGTTACGCTTGACAGCATCATCGAGGCCCAGGCCACAGTGATTCAGAATACCGAGCCATGTATCGTATTTGAGATTGTCGCTAGACTCGGTGGGACTATACCTGAACTGCGCGGCATTTCGATTCCACTCACGGTCACCTGGATACTCGGATTCAAAAGGTTTGTTCACAAGCTGCCATGCTCTTGATACCGATGACCCTAGCACAACATCGATGTCTTTCGCAACCATACCCGTGGCTTTTAGCCCAAGCTTGACGTGCACGATAGGCTCGAAACGCCAGTTGTCATCTGAGAACATGACCCACCCGGAGTCCTCGTTGTTGGACGTTATCAGGTGACGCACAAGATCGTCGTAGTTGCCCATGTCCGGGTCTTTGGTAGCCACCGTAGTACAGTTGTAGATACGTGCCCATGGCTTCTTGCCATCAGTCAACCATCCGGGCATCTTATCGGCGGAGTCCATTGGGTCGTGGTCGATTTCGATAATCAGTCTGCCGTCACGGTGCTCGCGTAGCGTGGCTTTACGGCTGTGCAGCGAGGGGTCAACGGACACCGTTATACCCAACAACAGCGCAGCGGATACAGCCAGCTCTGCTTCACGGAAATTGAATCCGCCCTTCTCATCTTCGAGGCCACCGTATGCGCGACATGCTGTACGCAAGTCCGGTAGCTTATTGAAGTAGCAATGTGTCCAGCCTTGACCATCTTGAATCCATGACGGATCTTCTGATACCCCGCGTGAGTACCTACGTAGCGACCATGAGCCGTTACGCGTAGGGAACAAGAAACAGTTGTGGTCTGCACCAATCTCTTTACCCCTGGATATGGTTTTATAATAACCGGTAAGGCCCAGCTCCGCGTGGGCCTGTGTCAGGTGTACCGTGTGTGTTACCAGCATGTTCTTATCTTGATCCCACCACCAAACCGCATCGGTCTGTCTGAGGAACTCAATCAGTTTCTTGTGGCCCTCGTCCAGCTTGGTCGTAGATCGTTGGCCGGCCAGTGTTGTTAGCGGGTCAGCGTCGATATCCTGATTCCCTGAAACATGTGACCGCCGTTTCAGTACGGCCAGATGGTCACGCCAGTTCGGGGGTATTTGGGCCAGTGGCTCACCCTGTTTGATTAACTCCAGGCCGCTAGTCCCGGCCATTTTGCGGTGCCATACCCACATGTTACTCCCGCACACGTCTACGCGTGAGCAGAAATCGTAACCCGTAAGCGCAGCCAACTGTCCGAGTATAGCTCGCGCTAGTGCGGCATGTTCCGTGTGATTGTCCGTGGGTACAGGTGGGTCTAGGCTTATGTACAGGTGTATGCCGTGGCCTGATGTAGACCTGCGTATCGTGAGGTAGGGTATAGTCTTGGCAGTATCCTCAAGACTCTGCAATTCCATCTTAGACAAATGGTTGCCTGAATCCCCGTGGTCTACTATAGCATCGAAGTCGAAGGCCACCCATCTGCTGACACGATTCTTCCAATCCCATCCGGTCATACCGATACCTTCAGCGTGTAGCTGAAGGTCGAACCTCATATCAGTATCTTCATAGTGTGCATCTTTGTTGGCGGAGTACGGGATACGGAAAGACTTCCAAGTCGTTAGCCCGTCCGTCCATCCGTGCCACTTGCGCCCCTTGTAATCACCGTCGATGCGTTCGCCCGAATCTTGGCCCACGTTGACTTGACATTCCATATCAAACGAATACAGGTTTGCCAAATCAGCGTGTGTTGCGTGGTTCAGTAAAGCAGATATGGCTTGCGTCCGGGTCGGCATGATTTTGATTCTCCATTATCGTCGAAGTGCTGAACCATAATCATATCTGTGGGCGACTGACTGACTGACTGCCCTATATAATGATATACTATTATAAGGCGCGTACGGGGGGAATAATAAATAATTCTCGAAAAACTTTTCCTGACTGACTAACTACTAACAGACATGTTATACATTGAAGAAGAAGAAGAATAATAATTGTATATAAGAGATGGGACGGCGGATAATTAGTCAGAAATTTTTTTTATTTTTATTTACTTTTCGATAGGCTGCCGCCTTATAATAGAGTAACATTTATATAGCCTTGCGCCAACGCCTATACATGGAGGGCAGGAAAGTAGCTTATTGCAAAAAACCAGAATCAAGTTACGATATGATTCATGATTCAGCAGTACACGCCAAACTGATTCGGAGAAGCATGATGGGTGAGCTGAAAAAGCTGGACATTTCGCTGGTTCGTGAAAACCCGATTGCCTTGCGTACCTGTGACCGTACCCGCGAAGATTATCTTGGTCTCGTCGATTCTATGAAGCAACTCGGCTTCCAAGGTGCTGTCACGGTTCGCGCGTCCAAAGACCCCGAAACGGGCGAGGACTACTACGAGTTGATCGACGGGCTCCACCGCCTCAACGCTGCGAAGGATGCGGGGATTCAGGAAATCAACGTCGATGTGGCAAGCATGACGGACGCACAGGTTTTGGCCGCGCAGCTTATGGCAAACGTCCATAAGATCGAGACCAAGCCCGTCGAGTATTCGCAGCAGCTCAGTCGTATCCTCGCGAACGACATGATGCTGACCGAGGCCGAGCTTGCGGCCCGCTTGGGTAAGAGCCCCGCATGGATCGCTCAGCGCCTCGGCCTGAACAAGATTCAGAACGAGGAAATCGTCAAGCTGATTAACGAAGGCAAGATCAACCTCTCCAACGCTTACGCCCTTGCGCGTCTGCCAGAAGAGGAACGTGCCGACTTCGTTGATGAAGCCATGACGCTCGCGCCCAACGAGTTTGTGCCCAAGGTGCAGGCTCGCGTGAAGGAACTCAACGAGGCCCGTCGTAAGGGCAAGGACGCGGCACCCAAGGTGTTCACGGCCATCGCATACATGCAGTCCAAGAAGTCCATCGAGGATGATTTGGCGAACCCGGAGATCGGTCCCCATCTCATCTCCGCCACCGAGACGGCCACCGTCGAGGACGCCTTCCAGCTCGCGCTTCAGTGGGTGTTGCATCTTGATCCCGAAAGCATCAAGGTCCAGCAGGCCAAGTACGACGAGAAGGAAGCGGCCAAGGCTGCGAAGAAGGTCGAGTCGGACGCTAAGAAGGCTGACAAGGCCGCCGCGAAGGCTAAGAAGGCCTCCGAGGAAGCCGCCGCTGCCGCTGTGAAGGCCACGGCTGTCTTGAACGGCGAGGAAGTCGCTGAAGAGACGCCCGTCGAGCCTGTCGAGGCGTAAGGTTCACTGAATCATGGAACAGGCAGCGGGATACCCGTTGCCTGTTCCACATTACTATCTAGGATTCACCAAACCATCCACATCAACTGAAAGAGACTACTATGACTGAGCTGGAAAAGACGCCCGAAGCCGCTGTCCCCGCGACCCTGGATATGGGCAGCGCGGTTCAGAAGCACAGCGCCGAGGAGTTCGATAAGCTGGCTGCATCGACGTTCATGCCGCGTCTGCAACTCATGACGTCCAACTCGGAGAAGTGCAAGGCGGGCGAGTTCCCGATCAACCATTACGCGTTGGTCAAGGGGAGCGAGTTTGTGGACATGGGCGGCGAAGTGGACGTGCTGGTTATCATCTGGAGGCCCAAGGCGTTGCGTATGGGCGATCAGGTGCTGGCTTACTTCGACACCGAGCATGAGGAGTTCAAGCGGATCGAAGCTGATTCAACGAAGCCGAACTCGAAGTGCATGTATGGCCCGGAGTTCTTGGTCTGGATCCCTGAGGCCAAGACGTTCGCGACATTCTTTATGGGCTCTATCTCAGCCCGTAATGAATCCGGGGCTGTTCTGGCAAATCTCGGGCAGGCCATGACCATTGCTGCCCAGAAGATCAGCAACCCCAACTTCACTTGGTTCGCACCTCAAGCGAAGAAGTGTTCGAATCCGATTCAGCTCCCGGACCAGGACATCTTCGACGCCGCTGCCGAGAAGTTCAACAATCCCGTACAGTCGGACGTCGAGACTGCTGACGCCCCGGCGGACGGTGAGGAACGCGCTAGGTAGAGTAGATGGCCTCCTCGACCGAAGTAGTCTGACGAGACGAAAAGGCGGGCGGCGACGGGTACCGGGGAGGATTCTCCCCGGTGCCTTATTTACAACCAACGTAAGCATAACGAGAGACGATCACGACATGCCCAAGGTTACACCCATACTGGCTACCCAGGTCAACTGGGGCACGTTCATTGAATCTGCCAAACGCTACACGGGAGTATCCCCAACAAGATGCCTTGACGACTCCAACATTGAACTGCAGGATGCTGGCGCACTTGTGCATACCATGAATGATCTTCTGAATCAGGGCCGGGTACCCCGTCTGGGGTGTCCGGCCCTACGTTATGTATCCTATGGATTCCTGATCGAGGCAAGTTGGGACGCGGTATCTACACTGATGGATGATACTGACCTGGACGTGACCCGGCTATCCGGTGACAGGCATACCGCCTGTGTAGCGACGGGCACCCTGCAACAATGGCTTATGGCGTTCCTTGGCCTACAAGATTACCACATTAGCGACTATCGCCAAGCCATGAACCAGTGTCAGTCATACCTGGAACAGTCCAAAGTGATTCGAGGAATCCTAGATACCCGTAGCAAATTGTATAGTGTTGACGGTACCTACACATTGAGAGGATGAGTCATGATCCCGTCGTTCTATGAAAATACACCGTTCGAGTACAGAGGCTATCATGCTTATGGCTGGCACCCAGGTAACAGAGTAAACGAGTATGAGTGCTACCTGGACAAAGGCTATGACACCCCGTGTCTTGTGGCCCGTGTCTTGCTGCCAGAGATATCGCTATACGGGTTCCAGTACGAGCAGTTAGCGGCACTCGCACTAGACGGAGCAGTATATAATCCGCCGCTGATTCAAGTACAGTCGAAACTGGTGCCCAGAGGTACGCACACCTACACTCATGCACATATGGATCCGATGGAACTCGTGTGGCGGGGTGACATAGATATTACGGTAAAGGATAATTGCTGCCTGTCACCCGCATACCAGTCCATGTATAAGTGGGTATACACAATCGGCAGGAAGTGTTGGATATATTATTCGGCAACAACGCCCTGTGAGGAATGTGGCTTGATGCCCTACACACTACCTGAAAGGTACGACAGATGGCTGACCGTATAGTCCATACGAAGTTCATCGCTGGTGGCTATAAGTTACCTATCACGCTGACATATAAAGGTGCTCGTATCTTTGTCCAGTTCCCGTTCAGCCGGATTATGATTAGCGAAATCAAACAGATGGAAGGCCACAAGTGGCATGGCTTTGAAGATCCGCCCCGTAAGGTTTGGTCAATCGCTGACAGTACCCGTAACGCGTTCCAGATGGCGTATCTTGAGGGCAAGAACCCGTACGCTACATACGAGGCACCGATAGACCTGGAGCAAGTATCATCCGACCGACCGCTGTACAACCACCAGCTACAGATGAAAGCCACGGGCCTCCAGTATCATTATGTGATCTGGGGCTGCGAGATGGGAACAGGCAAGACCCTCTCGGCGATTGAAGTAATCGAGGCGGCCGATCTTGGTGGGTACGCTGTCTGGTATGTCGGTCCCCGTTCCGGTGTGATCGCCGTGGAACGTGAGATACGCAAGTGGAAGTGTACTGTACCCATCGAACTCATGACCTACGAGCGTCTAACGAAGCGCGTAGCTGAATGGGAAGATGACGCTCCAGCCCCGCGTATCGTGATCTTCGATGAATCCTCCAAGATCAAGAACCCTACCGCGCAACGCTCCCAGGCTGCTAAGCATCTAGCTGATGCTATCCGTACCGAGCATGGTGACATGGGCTACGTGATCCTCATGTCTGGTACACCTGCTCCAAAGAATCCGGTTGACTGGTGGTGGCAATGCGAGGTAGCGTGTCCGGGCTTCATCAAGGAAGGTTCGCAAGGTAAGTTTCGTACCCGCTTGAGTGTTATCGAGACACGCGAGAACATGATAACAGGTGGTAGCTACCCGCATATCGTGACATGGCTCGACGATGCCAAGAAGTGTAACATCTGTGGCGAGTTCGAGGACCATGAGAAACATGACCCGTCTAAGCGGTTATTCAAGGGTAAGACTGGAACCAAGACGGCAACAGAGCAACCGTCCTTGGGGCCACATGCTTTCATCGCGTCCAAGAATGAGGTCGAGTACCTATACAAACGTATGATGGGTCTGGTGCTGGTACAGTTCAAGAAGGACTGTCTCGACCTGCCGGACAAGCAATATGTGGTTGAGAAAATCAGACCGACACCGGACATCTTACGAGCAGCCAAGCTGATTAAGCAAACCGCCAACAGGGTCATTGAGGCTTTGACCCGTATCCGTGAGTTGTCGGATGGCTTCCAGTATTCCAAGGAACAGGACGGTACAGAACAGTGTCCGAACTGTCTCGGTACTGGACAAGTTCAGATACCAGAGATGGCTGAAGGTGCAGTACCCGAAGAAGTCAAGACCGAGAACTACACGATGGTCGATGCCTGTTGTGACTACTGCGGTGGCGATGGCGAGGTACCCCGGTATGTGCGCCCGACCATCGAGACTGGTAGCCCGAAGGATGCTTTCTTCGTGGATCAATTAGATTTGCATGAGGACATCGGGCGCTATGTCGTGTGGGGAGGATTCACCGGGACTATAGACAGGCTCGTAGCCCTGGCCCACCAGCAGGGCTGGTGTACGTTGCGTGTCGATGGTCGAGCGTTCGCCGCACAGTCGCCGATGGGTGACATAGCTGACGTGAACGAATACTTCGATGCGATGGACCTGTCGCACCCGGACCACGAGAGACTGCTGGAGAAGATTCCTAAAATCTGTTTCGTGGGTCACCCGCAAGCTGGGGGTATGGCGCTCACTTTGACGTCCAGTCCTACCGCCCTGTACTATAGCAACTGCTTCGACGGCGGTGCGCGTATGCAGTCTGAGGATCGTATCCACCGTGCTGGCATGGACGTGAACCGGGGAGCAACGATCATTGATCTGGAGATGCTACCTACGGACAGGCTGGTACTGGAGAACCTGCGTAAGAAGAAACGTATGCAGGACTTGACGATGGGCCAACTTGAGGAGGTAATGGCAGATGCGAGTTAGTGAGCTGATAAGCAAACTACAAGAGGCACAAGCAGAGTCTGGCGATCGGATGACTTGGTGCAATACCTTCTGCCCGGTATGCGATGCCGAGTTTGACAATCATCATGTCAGTGAGATCAACTTCACTGAGGGTAAGGGATTCGAGCTACTTTTTGAAAGGATGGACTAATCATGGCCGGACCGACGCTACACACTATCAACGTGAAGGACTTGCACATCGACGCCGCCTTCAATTGTCGCGGTATGATTGCGCCAATCGATGTCGTCGAATTGGCTAAGGACATCGAGGCCCATGGCCTCATCCAGCCCGTGACAGTCTCGCCATATAATGAGGAAATGCGGCTCAAGACCGGCTATAAGTATAGGCTAGTGGCAGGATTCCGTAGAGCTACGGCGACGTTTGTGGTGCTGAAGCGCACCGTGATTCTGGGAATCGTCAACGATAACATGCAGGATGATGCGACAGCCCGTATCTTCAACTTGGCCGAGAACATCCAGCGCAAGGACTTGAACATCTTGCAGGAAGCCCTTGCTATCAAGTCCCTGTATGATATGGGTATCGGTGAGGAAGCTTGTGCCGCGCAGCTCGGCAAGTCACGCGGTTGGGTGCAGGTACGTGGCATGTTGCTACGGCTGCCCAATGATATCCAGGTCCAGTGTGCTGCCGGATTCATCAAGCAGACACAGATCCGCGACCTCACTACGGTCTTGAATGACAGCGGCACAGATGCCTGCATCCTCGTGGCCCGTGACATGAAGGCCGCCCGTATCAAGGGTGAGGTACTGGGACCGGTCGTGAAGAAGCGTAGTCCCCTCAAGTCCAAGTGTGTCCGTAAGCGCCCAGAGATTCAAAACATGATCGACCACATTGCAGCTAATGTCGGTATGGGCATCCAGACACGGGCGCTCGCATGGTGTGCCGGTGAGATCACGACCGGAGAGATTTGTACTGACATCAAGGAGCATATGCACGGACTAGGTTTGCTCTACGCCCCGCATGAGGATGAAAGCTAATGGCCGACCCTGACCTGATTGAGAAAACCACCTCCGCATTGGTAGAAGAACTGGCTAATAGGCTAGATCTTTTTGTTGTGGCCGGCGTGAAGATGCGAACAGCCAAAGAGTCTATAGAATTCAAGTTCTACAGGGGCGATACCACCAGCTGTGCGGGCCTTTGCTCTGGCTTGACACATGTAATCTGGCAAGATCACGCTGCTGAGGATGCCCTCGACATGGAGGAAGAAGGCAATGAGTCAGATCACATGGGTTAAGATGTTAGCTGTTGTAGCAATTGCCGTAGGTTTCGGATTTATGTCCAGGTGGATGGGCTACGATGAGGGTACCTGCTACATTGTAGCGATGGTCGTTTATTTCAACATGATTGGGTGAACCATGAAGAAGAAAACAAGAAAACTACTGTGCAGTATCGCGATACCCGTGGCAACCGGAATGTTCTTCATGACTATTACTACCCTCATAGGATACACTGAGGATACTGCGTTATTGGTGGGGCTAATAACTTCTTACGCAGCGAACGCGGAGTTGACATGATAATCTTCGACACAGAAACGTGTGGCCTACACGGACCCATCGTCTTGATACAGTATGCGTATGACGATGGCCCGGTGCTTATGCACGGGCCGTGGACTACGCCGATTGCTGAGACCAAGGAACTGTTGGAGGAACTATGTAACCACGAGGGCGGTGTCTGCGGATTTAACCTAGCGTTCGACTGGTTCCATGTGTGTCAGATGTATACGACCATTGTCGAACTCTTGCGTACAGGTGTACCTGCTACCGCGATCATGGGTGACCATATCAATGAGTACGCAGCTTGTGAGCCAGAGGCCCGTTACGGGGATTGTTTGAAGCCGGTCACGGCTCTCGACCTCATGCTACACGCCCGTAAAGGCCCCTATCAAAGTACGATGAACCGTGCAGATATCAAGATCAAGCGTGTACCTACACTGTTGTCCGAGGCGTTAGCTAAGGAGCTGACTAAGCGAATCAAACTGAAGGATGTGTACTTCGCTCGTAAGCAGGACTATCGGAAGCGTTGGCAGGTCGAGGACATCCTCGACGAGAATGACGTTATGGTCCCGGACTTCAAGGATGTGGTGTTGAGGTTCGCACCATCGTCTGCCCTCAAAGCCCTGGCCGAAGATGCATTAGGCGTTGACACAAAATCCGTGACCCGGTTCGCTGCTGTAGAGGTACACAAGAACCACTCCCCAAAGGAGTACGGATACGCGCCATTCGCTCTTGCTGTGGGTACGTCCGAGGACTGGATGGGCGCATGGCCACAGGTCATACGTGCGCATATCCAACACTGGGAGTACAACGTACTTGCTAGACAGTATGCGGAAGACGACGTCACATACACCCGTATGCTTTATGAATACTTCGAGCGGCCACCCGTAGGCGATAACGATAGCCTGCTAGCCTGCATGGTGGGTGCGGTACGGTGGCGCGGATATAAGATTGACGTAGAGCGTATGCGTGAGCTACGGGCCGACGCTGTGACACGACGGGCTGCACTCGGATTCAATTTCAACTCAGCGCCTATGTGCCGCCGGTACATCGAGGATAAGCTATCGGATACCGAGGCGGGTGTGCTGGTAGTAGACGGTAAGGTCACCACCAAGGCCGTGATCTTGGAGGCTGTAGCTGGCTGGACGACGTCCGCTGTGTGCCTGTACTGTAACGGTATGGGCTGCATGGCCTGTGAGGACGGGTTGATTGAATCAGATGACCCGCACCCCGCGGCTGTACGTGCTAGAGAGATACTGAACGCTCGTCATGCAGCCAAAGAGGTAGAGCTGTTCGATAAGCTGCTGACTGCAGAAAGATTCCATGCATCATTTGTGGTGATCGGCACCAAGAGTTCACGGATGGCCGGCGCCGATAAGCTCAACGCTCAAGGTATCAAACGCGCCAAAGAGGTACGGTCCGCGTTTCCGCTTGCCGACCGTGGCTTGATACTAGCTGGCGGTGACTTCATCTCGTTCGAGGTCAACATCACCGCTGCGGTGTACCCTGATGAGCGGCTGATCGCACAGCTCAAGACAGGTAAAAAGATCCACGGCTTTTGGGGCCAGAAGTTTTTCCCCAAGTTGTCCTATGATGAGATCATGGCATCTAAGGGGCACGAAGATCCGTGGCAGGACTTCTACACACGCAGCAAGAACGGTGTCTTTGCTCTGATATATTTCGGCACGGAGTACACGTTACAGACACGCGTAGGGTTGGGCGAGGTTGAGGCTACGGCTAGCTTCGCTGCTATCCTAGAGGAATACCCTGACTTCGCTGAGAAGCGTAAGGTCGTAGTCAAACGGTTCTGCTCAATGCAGCAGCCCGCTGGCCTAGGTACGAAGGTGGAGTGGCATGAGCCGGATGACTATATCGAATCTATCTTTGGATTTCGTCGATACTTCACCCTTGAAAATCAGATCTGCCGGGTCTTATTCGAGCTTGCCGAAGACCCACCCAAAGCTTGGACCCGTCTCCAGATCAAAACGGTTCGACGAGAGCGTATCCAAACTGTTAGCGGAGCAGCTCGGTCAGCCCTTTTTGCTGCTGCCTTTGCAGTCCAAAGTGCAAATATGCGGGCGGCGGGTAACCATATCATTCAGTGTACCGGAGCCGAGACCAATAAAGAACTCCAGTGCCGTCTATGGGCCTTGCAGCCATGTGGTATTACTAAGTGGCACATCCAGCCCATGAACATCCATGATGAAATCATGGCACCCATGCTGCCGGAGTGCGTACAGGCGGCAAATGGTATCGTAGCAGACATGATAGAAGAATACAAGCAGCACATACCTTTAATCGGCATAGATTGGGGAGATCATTTAGAATCATGGGCAAGCAAATAGTTAGTAACTCTGAGAAAAATATGGCCAAACTGGTCACGGTGCAGGACGGGCTACACGATACCATATTGAAACTACGGCGTATCGAGTACATCGTGGACTCACACCTGTTCCAAGTCTTTTGGGGCCGGTCAACGAAGGAGCAGCAACTAACCGTCATCGAGGTACTAGAGCACCGTGATCTTATAGCCCTAATCAAGTGGCTGGATACACACCCGAGTCTAGACGTGGGAGAACTGTCGTCCGGGCAGCTCAAGGCCCGTGCCCGTATGCTCAAGATCGTGAATTACAGCAGGCTAACTAAGGTCGAACTGATTCGTGCAATCAAGGAGTGTGAGAATGAGCGGCTCCAAGCAGCAACTGTATCTAAGGATTGAGGAGTTGTTGTTGGATAAGATGCGATTCCTCTTGCTGAAAGCCGGGGTCAAAGTGGCCCGTATCTGGTTGCCCGGCGATGAGGTCGTGCAGCACATGCACATCAAGGACATGCGTGACGCCCACAACTGGGTCACCCAGGTACATAACCTGTGGCTACGGGCCAACGCTATCTATAAGATGCAGTCGCCCGTCGTGTGGGCTAACTATGAGCAGCTTGGTGGTTTCGAGAACCACCGCGAGGTATTGATACTGGGTGAACGCTTGGTGGCCTTGCGTAAAGCGTATAACCGTGCCAAGCCATTGCTTATGAAGAAGAAGCACGTCGAGAAGCTGCTGGCTAAGGAGAAGGCCAGAGCTAAGGCACAAGCCAAGACACATAAGGAGACCTGACATGGGCGTCATTGACGAGCTGATGACGGACCTAGACAACCTGAAGATTAGATATAATGGCCTCAACACCAGGATGAACCTAACGACGGCCCTCTTACAGCAAAATATCTCACTACTGAATCTCATGATGCAGAAGTCGGGCATCGAAATCTCTCAGGAGGAAGTACACGATGAGTACCAAAGGCTCCAGCACGAAGTCTCCCGCAAAAAAGAAGCCCGCCAAGCCCAGCCTGACGATGGTAAGGCAGCTACTGAAGGCCTGCCAGTTCAACCCTAGGGATGTACCCTGGAACATCATCTCTGATTGTGCGAATCGTGACTACTACATCACCGAAGCTATCCGACATCTGCGGCTAGCCCTCGGCTGCAGGGCCACGGTAGTCCCTCACCTGTATGATGCAGCTCGACTGTGTATCATGGCCATGATGGTGAAGTGATATGCAAGCCCGGATACCCGTCAATCATAAGAAGGGTCCGGAAGCCAAGATACAAGAAGCGATCATCGCGATGCTTCGTTACCGTGGGTGGTTCGTAATGAACACCCACGGTAACATGTTTCAAGCGGGCTTCCCTGACCTATATGCTACACACACGGACTTCAAGGCCCGGTGGGTTGAGGTGAAGAACCCATTTAGCTACAAGTTCACACCGGCACAGTTGGATAAGTTTCCAAAGTTTGAATCCCACGGTGCGGGTGTCTGGATACTAACAGCAGCTACGGAGGCGGAGTATAAGAAATTATTTTCGCCGTCGAACTGGTACCAGTATCTATCCATAATGAAATGAGGATGACATGAGTGAGCATTTGTGTAATACCTGTAAGGACCTTTATCCTGAGTGCCGTGGCAATATTATCAAGTGGGGTATAGATGCAGACCCAACAGCGAGAGGCGCCGAGGCTGATAAGGTGCTGAAGTGTGACGGGTATGCACCCATGTCCAGGAATGTAGGCGTCGGATCTCCCGGAGAAAATCCGGAGGATATTGAGGAATGGTACGAGAACGAAGGCAACGACCGCCCATACTAAGAGGGTAAAAAGATGAGTCTATACTGGAAGCGCGAGACCGTAGATGGTATCTTGGAGCAAGCCGGTTTCAACGGCAAGCCACGGGCCTGTCTGACGTGTAAGTATAACATACAAAATACAGGCATAGACGACCTGGAGGGCTGCGTGTTCTTCCGGCCATTTGCTATCATGGTAAATGATGGTGACTGCTGTAACTACTGGCAGCCGAGTGCCGAAGTGAAACGCGAGGACTTGATCTACTGCACCATCGAGATTGTGTACAGGAGTCAAGAGGTGGTGGAGCGAGTAAGAGAGAAGAAGAAATGACGATGACTGAGGCCCGCATCCAAGAAATAGCGGCCCGCGTGAATGCAGCAACGCGTGGGCCTTGGGTAGCAGCTAACTATAATACGGACTGTGTTGAGACCGTTGAGGAGATGGACCTTGATGGTGAAGGCGACCGCGCAGTATTCATACCTTATGATGAGGCCGATGCCGAGTTCATCGCGCATGCCCGGCAAGATATTCCAGACTTAATCGCTGCATTACTAGAGGAACAAGTACGCCGGCACTAAAGGAGGAATCATGACACGACTAGGTGTATATATCGATTTATCAAATCTCTACTACTGCATCGGTAAGCGGTATGAGGGACGGAAGTTGTCCTACGCTAAGTACCTTGAGTTCATCGAGGGCCACATGGGGAACATCGTGTTGTCCCATGCCTATGGTGCACAGATGAACAATGAGGCTGAGGCGTTCATCGCTCGGCTGCAAGACCTGGGGTTCGAGACCCACTACAAGAAGCCTAAGCAGTACGAGAGCGCCGAGACGTTCAAGCGGAAGGCTGACTGGGACGTGGGCATGGCCGTAGATATCATAGACGACGTACTGGAGTCGCGTATCGACCGCGTGATCCTTGGCTCCGCAGATGGGGATATGTTGCCTGTGTTGGACTGGTGTAAGGCTCGCGACGTAACAGTTATCATACTGGCTTGCGGGATCAGCAAAGACCTGAAGCTGGCGGCGCGCACATACTTTGAGATAGCCGAATCTCTGTTGGAGAAGTAGTGATGGATTATATCAAGCAGGCTGATGGCTCCGGCCAGTGTATGCTGGCATCTGCAGCCATGGTGTTGGACACAACGGTGGATATACTGATAAACGAAATCGGCCACGACGGTACAGAGATATGTTGGCCCGATGAACCAGCCCCACGGAACCAGCGTGGGTATCACATACAAGAGATACTGGATTGTTTCTTGTCGCGCGGGGTATCTATGTACCGCGTAGACGGGTACCCGTTGCTACACGTTGTAGGCTGTACCCCTAGGCCCGTATACCCGGATGCTGAGGCTAGGTTTGTACGGCTAATCGAGGGACGACGCGCCATGATTTATGGAACCGTGCTGCGTGGGGCGCACATGGTAGCCTGGGATGGGTCACGCGTATATGATCCATCAGGCTCAGGTCACGATGACTTCGAGCAGTTGTGTCACGGGTTCTCTATAGAGTGTGCATACGTACACTCGTTGCCCGCCGCACCGTTTGATTGAGTGAATCGGGATTCCCGGCTACCGGTTCACTGAATCAGTACAGGTACACTGAATCAGTACGGCCATACTGAATCAGTGTGGGTGTATTGATTCAAAAATAAATCTTATTTTTTCCTTGTGAATCATTCTTCGTTTTGCTATAATAGAATGTAGGCGAAAAGCAGGTGAACCAGAACCAACATCCTTATATATAGGGCGGAGGGCGAATGAGGTGAACCAGAATCATATCATCGGTATTGGTTCGCTGAACCAGCCCGTATAATCGCTACGGTCGTTTATGATTAAAGGAATCGTTACCATGTTGATAGGCAAACACGCTCCATCTATATCGTATGACCATCCTATGTTCACGTCGGATGCGGCGTCATACAGATTAACTGAATCCGAATTGGCCGCGATGGTGCAGGAATACTGTGCCACCGGCGACATGAAGCTAGCGCATAAGATAGCCATGAGCCATATCCCTTTGGCCATGAATATCGTGGGCAAGTATGCACCGAGGTGTCTGAACCGCGTTGATGAACTCGTCAGCGTTGCCATGCACCGGATGGTTCGAGCAATCATCAATGCTCCAGCTCGTATGTACAATACGAGCATCACTCCCTACCTCTCGATGCACATTCACAGCTATGTACACGCCGCCTCCTGTAAGGCTATGTCTGAACGTACATCTGCCCCTGCCCTCGGTGACCCGGATACGGTCGGTCGTGAGTACGACACAGACACGGATGATATGTTGTTAGACGAATGGCAAGCCTGTGGCCTGACGTATAGGGAAGCCCGGATAGCGTTGCTACGGTACCAGGGGTTCACACAATCAGAGATCGGCAACAAGCTGGAGATGACCGGCCCGAATGTATGTATCATTATCGGGGGCATCAAGGACAAGTTAACCCAGTATCATAGGAGAGTATCATGATTAAACGAATCTTCGTAGACATGGACGGTGTCTTATGTGACTTAGTGTCAGCCACATGTTTGGAGCACGGCTTTTCGTTACTGGAACATGCCGACGGCTCGCTGCATATCGCCGATGACTGCGGCTCGGTTCCGATGCACCCGTGGCCCAAAGGTTCTTATGATATTGCTTCCGTTCTCGGCATAAAGGCCACTGAGTTCTGGAGTGCGCTGGATAACCCCGGCTTCTGGGAAAACTTGAAGCCGTACCCGTGGCTGTCAGAGTTGATGCAGCTGGCAGAGATACACGTCGGCTACGAGAACGTGTGCCTACTGACGTCGCCCTCACTATCCCCGTACTGTGCAAATGAGAAGATCGCATGGGTGGAAGAATACTTACCCCAGTACCGTAAGCAAATGCTGATTGGTTCAGCGAAACATTTCTGTGCCAGACGGGACGCTGTGCTGATCGACGACAGCAGTACGAACGTGATGCAGTTCTTGGGAGCTGACGGCGACACTATCTTGTTCCCTCGTTGGTGGAACAGCAACTACGCCAGTAGTGCTGACCCGATGAAGTTTGTTACCCGATCCTTGGAGGCCCGTTCATGAAGACGATCACGCTGCACCGTATCGACGGCTCGACGGTGGAGATCGACCCGGCTACGTATAGCCGCTGCGAGGATATCCTCACCGGCGACCGGCGCCAGCAGACCAAAGTGTACATGCGTAGCGGCTGCATACTCTACGTCACCGACGCCGCATCGTGGCTCAGACAACGTATCATATCATGGAGGACTATCAGCGATGGCAACACTGACGATTAAGGAACATAGCCAGCTGGAAGAGGTTCAGACAACCGTATCACAGGCTAAGCAGATCTTGCAGCGTAACACTATGCTGCTCAAGCGCCTGCAAGACTTCTATGAAAATCGTGAGGAGTATAGACATGGCGGCCGCGACTGCGCCTGCTCCGGCGCCATCCCCTGCTCCTGCGCCATGAGTCATATCGGCTGCCCCCACTGTGGTGGCTCATGCAGCGGCTGTGCCTGGGAAGTGCTCGGAGACGACCAGTATGGCTCATACTGCATATACCAGACGTTTGGCGGCGTCGCCTACATCGACGTGAACAACGAGGATAACGTCTTTCATATCAAGTACGGCGCGCTAGGTGAAGGCGTTGAGATCTACATGGAAGGCCGTGGCGATTTGGATAATCAGTATAGCAGGTGCCGTACATTCCTGCTCGGCCACATCGAGTGGGCGGAGAGCGTCATAGCGATGGGAGGTACCGATGTCCAAGCGTGAATTCGTAATGCTAGCACATACGTACAACAGAGCCAAGCATGGCATCGCTGGCTGGTGGGTGTCCGAGAAGCTGGACGGTATGCGTTGTTACTGGGATGGCGGCGTATCTCGTGGGGTACCCAAGGCTCAGGTACCTTGGGCCAACACCGCCAAGGATATGCGGTACGTTGGTGAGCAGTACGCAACGGGCCTCTGGTCACGTTACGGTAACGTGATCCATGCACCGGACGAATGGCTGAATGCGCTTCCCGGAATCCCGCTGGACGGTGAGCTGTACATACCGGGGTACCGACAGGCACTCATGTCTATCGTAAAGAAGCTGGAGCCCAGCTCCGTGGACTGGGAGTCCGTGAAATACTACATCTTCGGCTCGCCCGCGTACTCTACCATCTTCGGCGATGGTCACATCCGAGGTGTGAACTTCACGAAGTGGGTCAACTGGGACGAGTGCGACGCGTTTGTCAACGAGCACCAGAAGCAGGCGTCTCCGTCACGGTACGGCCTGACGTTTCGTACAATGTACAGCAGGTTCTACAAGGTGTACGGTGGCACCGTAGGGCCGTGTAAGCTGCATCAGCAAATCGAACTGCCGCCGACGACGCCCCAAGCTGAAGCCATGATCAACCGGCTACTGACTGAGGTGACGAACAACGGTGGCGAGGGTCTCGTCGTGCGTAAGCCGGATGCCGTATGGACGCCGGAACGGTCACATGATTTACTGAAGCTGAAGAAACTGGACGATGCTGAGGGTGTCGTTATCGGCTGCACTAGCGGTAGCCTCACGGACAAGGGTTCCAAGCTGTTGGGACTCATGGGCGCGTTGATCTTGGCGTTGGACAACGGCAAGACGATGGAGCTAAGTGGGTTCACTGATGCAGAGCGTGAGCTGGTTCGCGCGCAAGGTCATATGTGCTCAGCCTACACTTACGCTGCTGAGCATCCTGGCGAGAGGATGCCCGGCAATATCTGGCCTAAGCAGTTCCCACACCAAACCCGTGTCACGTTCCGGTATCGTGGTATGACACGGGACGGCATCCCGCAGGAGGCTCGCTACTGGAGGAAGCACGATGACGTATGAGAATGATGACGAGGACAACACCTTGTACATGGCGGACGACTACCCCGACAAGTCTTGTTGCGTGATCATCGTTGCCTGCCTCGTTGGGGCGGTGATGCTTGTGTGCATCGTTGCCATCTTTATCTTATGGTGAAAGGACACCGTTATGCCAGTTCGAATCTATCGTGTATTGACGCCCGTCGAGATCAAACAGTTGGCTAAGGTACAGACGACCGAAGAAGAAGCTGAGATGATCGAGGTGCGTAACACCCCGATGCTTGCTGCCCTACGTATGGCCGTGCCCATGCTGCTGAAGCAGGGTCAGAAGGCCAAGAACTTCAAGTTCACTGGGTTCGTCGGCTGCCCACACTGTGGGAACATCAACGAGTGTGGCGGCTGCGCCTGGAAGCGGGCCCACCCCTATGCAAGCCGGCCCTGCTGTAGGCAGACGTTCGGCGGCATCTCGCTGGAAGATGTGGCGTACTACAGTTGCGGTGTCTACGTGAACTACTGGTCGCATAAGGAATTTCTGCGGGTAGAGGACCCTAAGCTAATCACGCTTCAGCAAATCAACAAGCTCAAGCGGTTCCTCGTGGGCCACATCCAATGGGCCAGGATGGTTCGCTCAGGCAAGATGGCCCGCATCCAGAAGTCACTCGGTATCAAGTTTTAGAGAGACAGACACATGAGTGACTACCACGTTGGTCGCCTCAACTTCACCAGCATGCAATTTTGTCTGCTCGTATGTATCTTGGCCCTATCCATAGACGGCTGTACCTATGGCAACATCGGCAAGCTCACACGCCGACACAGGCAGCTTGAGGCCTGTGTCGGGCAGCTTGAGGCCCGTGTCGTTGAACTAGAGAGGACGCGTGATGGTAACTAGAGGTAAGCAGCACTTGACCTCACAGAACTATGAAGGACTACGCTCATTGGTGCGTAACGGCGCAATAGGCTCACGGTCTGAGGGTTATATCCCTGATCCACCTACGGCCAAGCCTATAGTACGGCAACTTGTCATAGGGTCTTATGGCCCGTCCGAGTGCGAAGGCACGAGCTGCATGAAAGGGTAGGAACATGGCGCTTGAACGATTCGTAGAGGCCGCTGGTGCTGAGGTGTTTGGGCAACGCAACTTGCCGCGTGGTGGGCTGCGTATACAGCTTAGGCTGATGGGCGTGACCCGTGGTGTGACGGGTACGACCACGGATAACCTCGCCAGTAATGTGGCGCTAGCATGTCTGGACATACTCGGACGTATAGGTAACGATGGCAACGATAGCCGGTGGCCCGCTGCCTCGGAAGCAATGGATAAGATTCGCGCAATCTTGGATAAGGAAGGAGCGTTAGCATAATGGGTATCAAGTATGTCTCGGAGTCCGAGTGCCCGAAGTGTGACCTGTGTAAGGTGAACCCCGCTGCGTTCGATGCCCCGATGGGGGTGGGTATGCCGTGGGCATACCAGTGCATGGACTGTGCATCACCTGAGGTGGCTAGGTATGCAGACAAGGGTGGCACGGTGTACAAAATCCGTGAGCCGGTAGCGCCGAAGGCTGACAGTACGGCGGTGCAGGGCATCGAGCCTGCATACACTGACGTGGACTACTGGGCGGGTGCGTTCGATGGTGATCGACACATCGAGTGCCCGTCGTGTGGCGAGGAACGCTCCGTTGAACCAGATGCTGACTATAAGTATACGTGTGAAGGCTGTGGAACCAGGGTCCAGGTACCCGCGCCGATTTGCTAGTATAGGAGAGCAAGAATATGGCGAAGTGCAAACATTGCGGCGTAGACTATGAAGTTTGTTTCGGCTGTAGACAGACGTTCCTGGACACCGACATGGCCGGTAGGCTGTGTTATGAGTGTGCGGAGAAACCAGATGCCAAGGACGTGGCACCCAGTGCCGGCTTCGTGCCACTGTCTGAAGTGGCTTGTCCCGCGTGTAACAGAAAGGCTGGATGATTATGAGAATCTATGCATGTCGTGATGACAGTGGCAAGAAGCGCGTGTTCAAGGGTAGGGTGCGTAAGCGCGGTGGTCGTTGGGAGATGGACACCAATGGCTGTTCGCTATCAGTTTTCAATGTGCCCGACGACATCTGGGCAAATGTGCCGCCCGGCAGAAGTCTCGAGTGTCTGTTGCCCGAAGCTGTAGTGGCCCACGGTAAGCCGAAGCCCGGTGATGTCGTGGTATACGACGGTAAGTTTGCGATCTTTTGTTGCATGGTACCCGATAGCCTGGATGCCTCTATCCTACTGCTGGATTGCGGCCACGAGTTCGTTGATGCCTTCAAGCTGACACTCTATGCCCGTCACGAATCAGCGAGGAGCCTAGAACCGCCGGAACCCGTGCCGGAGGCGTGTTGCTGGTGTCCGGGTGGCAAGACACCGGTATTGGTAGGAGACGGCGCGTATGCCGTTCATTGTCCCCGTTGCAAGAGTCACGGTCCCCGTCGCCAGTCCAAAGAGGAAGCCGTGTTGCACTGGGACATCCAGAATAGTAGTGGTGACTCTCATGAGTGAGAGCCCAATACCGATGGAGAAGTGTACGAAGTGTGGCTGCACAGCTATGGCCGGGTACCTGGACCGTGGTCTGTGTAACTATTGTGCTAAAAAGAAGCAGGACGCATACCTTGACCGCTTCTGCCCGACTTGTGGGCAGGAGTACGAGGACTGTGACGACGGTAACGATACCGGGTACCTGGACTGTGTGCCCGAATACTGAAGAAGAAAGGTTAGGTTATTATGAGTGACGATTACGGCTACGCTGTAGAGGATAAGTTGGCTGAGCTGGGGCGACACATTACGGACGCCAAAGCGGCTGACGAAGGCATCAAACAGGTTCTGAAAATCGCTGAGGATACACTGGAAGGCTACGGTATCAAGACGAAGAGGGAGTTCACGATACCTGAGGCCAATGGCCTGTACGTGGACGTCCGCTGCGGGATACGGCGTACCTGTGCGTTCAGCGTACGTATCTGGAACATCGTGGATATGAACACGATCAAGAAGTTCTTGACCCGGCTACTGACACAGGGCTACCACCTCTCCTGCCATGATGACTACCCCAATTCCGGTAGTCGGGTGTACACCTACTGGTATTGCCCGGACGGCGGGAATCGTTTCGACTATGACAAAGGTGCCTATAGCTTCACAGTCGAGGCGTTCTTGGATGCTACAAATAAGATCTGCTCGTACGTCAAGGTCGGGGAACAAATGCAGCCCATCATGGAGCTGCAATGTGGGGGTACCAACGTGCCTGAGTTGGGTGAGGCGTTTGTTGCTCCAGATACGGGAGACGAGGTATGAGTGACGATGAGAAGGCAGCCGTGCCACCGAAACTCAATGAGCTAGCGGAGGCTGAGGCTGAGGCTGAGGCCGTGCGTAAAGCCAAGAGCCGCGTGGTTCATGGCCTCGCAGCCAGAGCCATGCAGGGTCTGTTAGCTGGTGGCTACTGTACCGTTGTGACCGGTGAGATGCGGCGGATCGACATACGTCAGCTGCGTATCGTTGCGTATGAGGTCGCGAATGAGATGATGGTTCCCATACTCGAGGAGGCACCTGATGGGCTACAACGATAAGTGTGTAGACATATCGGCGCTGTTAGGCGTGACGTTGGTACGTTGCGAGCGTTGTACCACCCGCAGCCCCTATAGATGGGGCGATGACACCATCGTCTTCGAGGCCACGGATGGTCGCAAGTGGATCATGCTGCATAAGTACGATTGCTGTGAATCCGTGACCATCGAGGACATCTGCGGTGACCTATCTGATCTGGTTGGCACCCCGTTGCTTATGGCTGAGGAGGTTAGCAACGAGAAGGAGCCGGCGCCACTGGATGCGGGTAACGACGCGTCATACACATGGACGTTCTACAAGTTGGCTGCAATGGCCGGCGCTGTCACGATACGGTGGTACGGTACCAGTAACGGGTACTACTCGGAAGGTGTGAGTGTCTTGGAGTTCGAGGCCGGTGATACCATAGTGGAGGAGAAATACTGTAACGCGTGGGTAGGTTAATCGAACCAGAATAGGAGAGACGCAGATGAAATGGTTGAATGGACTACGTGTCGTACGTTGGATCAGTAACCCGTCCGCGGGCAACATCGGTAAGCTGGTGGGCTTCATCTTGGGTACCGTGGCCAACCCGCAGACGTTCGTCGTGGCTCTGATCACAGATCTGGTCTTGATGGTGGACGGTGATGACGCTGACGTCATCAAGCAGGTCGCGGCCAATGTATTGGTGCGCAGGCATAAGGGTGAGGGTAACGGCGGTAACGACTACATCAAGGCTCGCCTCGGCTCGCTGCTTGATGCCCTGAAGTAGGGTAGCCCGGCCTCTGGTCGCCTGTTGCTTGTGGCCAGAGGCCCGTTACAAGGAGACGGTCATGTTGATTATGCAAATCGTCGGGCTGTTAGTAGGCTGCAACGCGTGTATCGCTGGTGCCGCGTGGCTAGCGAACGTGAACTACCGCGATAATCCCAGATGGGTAGAGTATGCCGCCATAGCGGGGTGCCATACCTTTCTCACCGTTGCCCTGTTGTGCATGGCTGTACTCGTTAGGCTGGTGACATGAAATACTGTGCAGACTGTAAGTACCGGACGCTGGCTTACTACACAACAGAGACCGGGCCGTGGTGGTGGTATTGGTTCAAGTACAACTTCGGGCGCTCGCCTAACTGCAAGTGTCCCGCGGTACTGCTGCCCGAGACCATCAATGACGTGACGGGTGAGCCCACACGACGGGAGTACCCTTGTTGTGGGAACGCTCGCACAAAGTACAGTAACGAGGAGGAACTGAAGCAGTCCACCTGTGAGGAGGGCGCGTATCATGTGCCCGTGGATACGGGTGACGGTGGGAGGCAAGGTGTACCCCGTTGGGTGCTGCTGGCTAACGTGGCTGTTACTGGTGGTACTTGTATCATGCTGCCTTGGTATCTCGGTATCCCGTGGCTTGTGGCAGACCTGTTTGTGATTACCAAAATCTATAAGGAGGCATAACATGCTAGCTACAGTATGGTTGCTGCGACGTATGGAGGGCGGGCACGAGGTCCGTAGGATCTGCGTCACTGAACCCAAATGGGGGTCCCGGTGCCGCGTATGGAACGTGGGTAACTGCGAGTTCATGGATAATAGGCTGGTGCCCGATGCACAGTGGGAACAGCTGAAATTCAATAAGCTGGCTGAGTGTAGTGTACTCATGCACTGGTCCGACAACGCACGGTATGTGATGCGGAAAATCGCAGAGCGTGGTGGTGTGGCTGAATGCCACGGTGCAAGCGGCGCCAAGTACGGCGACATACGGCTAGTGTTCAAGCCGGTGCTGGCCAACTGTCAACACTGTGGTGTCGGGCTGCCGGAACTTCGAAGCCCGGAGCCCGTGGCGGGGCCGCTGGATGGCAAACTGGCGCAGGTGAATCACTGGTATGTGGTTTGCGAGACACTAGGATGTGGTCAGCATGGCCCCATCCGTGACACTAAGAATCAGGCCGCCAGAGCCTGGGCGAAACAGAACGAGGGAGCGTGATGATTAAGACACTATGGTTGTGCAAGACTCGAGGGGCTATACACTATGTATTGGAGCAAGATCCCGGTGAGCTGGATGGTTGTGACTTCCGCGCCCATGCTAAGCTGGCCAGCCGTCTGATACCGGACAGCGTGTGGGATAGCATGGAGCCGCACAGCAAACGCATGTACCAGATCCTGGTGCCAGAGAGCGCGGCTGAGGCGGACCTGATAACGGCGCTGACTAACGGTCACATCGTGCAGATACAGACGGATAGGGGTCGCGGTGAGGAGGATCGTATACTGGTACAGCTGGAACTACAGCGACATGCCCCGGTGCCTGTTGCCTGTGAGTACTGCGCTGGCCGCGACCTACCTGACCGTACTGAGATAGCGGTATACGGTGGAGGCTACGCCGTGGAGTGTCGCCGATGTAAGCAATGTGGGCCAGCTAAAGCTGCCAAGAAGTATGGCATCGCGGCCTGGAATACGCAACAAGCGGCTATTGATTTTCTGAAACAGAATAGAGAGGACGTCTGATATGAGCATCGGCTACACCGAGACCAACACGCTTGTAGCAACGTGCGCCACTAATAGCTACGTTAACCTAGTTGTTATCATCAAGCGCATGTTGAAGGAGCAGTACACGATTGTGGAAATCCAAGAGACGGCTGGCACGACAACCGTTATTGGCGAGAAGTAGCACAATGAAAGGGTAACAGTATGCGCACACCAAAATACTTGAGTCCGACGTCGCTGTCGAAGTTCTACGGTGACCGTACCGCGTTCTACTTGGACTACCTCGCGGAGAATAGGGTACCACGTATGCCGCAGACCAAGCCGATGTCTATTGGCTCGGCGTTCGATGCCTATGTCAAGGCGTACCTGCACTCCAAGCTGTATGGTAAAGGGTACGACCCGGCGTTCGAGTTTGATGCGCTGTTTGAATCCCAGGTGGAGGCGCACAATAGGGACTGGGCGAGAGAACACGGGAAGTATGTGTTCACGTCGTACATCTTATCCGGTGCGTTAGCTGACCTGATGCTAGAGCTAGGGCGCGCGTTCGATGCACCCCGGTTCGAGTTCACCGTGGAGCACAGAGTCGGGCACTCGGCGGTGGCGGGTGGCGTACCTATCTTGGGTAAGCCTGATGTCTTTTTTAGGACGGAAGACGGTACCCCCGTTATCGTGGACTGGAAGGTCAACGGGTACTGTTCGAGGTCGGCGACGTCGCCTAAGCCTGGATACATTATGATCCGGGATGGGTGGGGTGCTGATGTGGCGAAAGAATCCCGTGGCTGTGGACAGGCACACAAGGACTGTGTGCTCGGGTCGCATGAAGGGCTGTCGTATAATACGGCAGGTTGTCTGAGTATGGTTGATAGAACCTGGGCTGCACAGTGTACCATGTATGGGTGGTCACTCGGCGCGGCGCATGGCGAGGACATCCTTGCCGGTATCGACCAGCTGGTGTCGAAGCCGCGGGCCAGTGAGCTGCCACTGGTACGTGTAGCACGGCACCGGACGCTTGTTAGTAAGGCGTGGCAAGACGAGTTGTTGGAACGGATAGTGTGGGCCTGGAAGTGTATTGAATCCGGATACATCTTCGACGAGCTGACTAGGGCCGAGTCCGACGACCGGTGTGGGATTCTGGATGACTACTATAAGGTGTACGAAGGTACGACACCGGCGGACAAATGGATACAGGGTGTGATGCAGCGAGGCGCACCGTATCGTGGCTAAGGAGGCGGAAATATGTACGTGTATGTTTGGCAAGAAGTAGCAGAGTGTAGTGGCCATTACCATGCCTCGGGTGGCGTGGTCGTGTTTGCGAAATCACAGGCACGGGCTCGCGCATTGGCGAACAACGAGGCGGGCTGTAACATTGGCGTAAACGAGGAGCCTGATACCACGCGGAAGCTTGCAGGCGAGGGCAAAGAAGCCGTGTACATTATGCCCGATGCCGGGTGTTGCTGAGTCCGAGACACGGGCCTAGATAAGGACGTACTATGACTGAGATGATTAACGATACCATCACCGTAGGTGAACGTATCCTACGACCCGTTGTGATCGAGCAGGATGAGTTGAGCTTGACTACACCCCGGTACGGCAAGAAAGTCGGCGACGTAGCCTTCGAAGATTACAAGAATCAGGGGCAGAGTGTGGTGTTCCGTGCGATACGGTTAGCCAACTGCCGTGACCAGTATGTAGCCTTTGCGAACGACGTGCGTGGGCTGATCTGTTTCTGTGAGGTGGAGATACCCGCGGACTGGACGCATATGGTGGTGGATTCAGTGAAGTCCGGTGGCCGGTGTTGCGTGACGCATCCGGTGTGCGGTGATACCTCGGAGCTACTGGGGTGTTTTGGTACGCCCGCGACCGAGGCGGAGTACCGCGCACGTATGTATCGAGAGGTAGCTGCCGGTATGCCTGATGCGCTCCGAGCGATACCTACGGAGACACTGGTACAAGGACTTACCGGTGACAAGGCACGGTCGCTGTATTATGCTTGGCTGGATCGGGACGCGGAGACGGGAGCCAGTGGCTCGGTGCCCGTTAACCTGCTCGTCGCAGTCGAGGACGTGCTCGGCATGACGCGTGAGCTGATCAATACGGTGCAGCTGCTACTTGTCATGGACGAGGTGCAGAACTGTGGTAAGGATGACGTGCTAACGGACGTACTCAAGTCCTTGGGTGACAGCTACGATGGCATCGTGGCCTTCACCAAGGAGATGATTTAGTTAATCATGGTACGGGAGGCCTGTCACCCGTAGCTTGTGGCGGGCCTCCCGTGTCCGGCCTGATAGGAGTGTACATGGATATACGGACTTGCTACAAAGTAGCCTTTATACCTTGGGATACGGATGTGCGGATAGGCAGGAGTTGGGGTGCCGGGTGTGGGTTGGGCCTTGATGATGCGGCCGTGTGTGATTACAGGGTGGGCGTGACGACGTTGGCGCCAGCGGGGACACTACTATTTGTATATAAGACGGTGGTTGACGCAATGGAACTGGGTAGCTATGGCCGGTCACTGATATACCGGTGTATAGCGCCTTGGCTAACGCGAGCAGAGTACCAAGGCCCGCCCGACGTGGACGGACGGCGAGCCTTTTGGGCACTATATGATGTGTCCCCGGAGCCTGGGCCCGGTACCCGAGGCCAGAGGCCCGTGGCTTGGGGGCCGGAGTTGATGCATAGAATCGATAGCGTGTGGGATGGGAGTGTGTACTGGGTGCCCTCGGTGACGCCGATAAGCATTGAGTATGTAGCCAAGCACGGATTCACCACTACTGAACGGAAGGTGTTACGTGAACAGCAAGAGGAGGTCTCATGACTGAACCAACACGACGGCTATGTGTAAGCTGTGTGCGTAAGCATTTAGCACACGCTTCGGTGCTGCTGGGCGAGGCTTCGACGCCGGAGTATATGGGCACACACTTGTGGCTAGCGATAGCGCATTTGGGTGAGGCGGTTAGCGAGTGTCCCTCGGCAGAGATACGTGATAGGATTGAGGGAATCAGGCGTGAGTACGTGACCTTCGGTACTGAGTACGTTGGCGGCACTTGGTACTATGATATCATGAAGATGATTGACTTGGTTGAAGCGGGAGATTTAGTATGATTAACATATCGTTGGACCGAGGACGTATGCTGATAGCTAACGCGGAGTTGGTGGTCCGGGGTAAGGCATGGGCCTTGGTGTATGCGGATGGGGATGCCACGGGGAACGCGACGCTTATGTTACGTGTATCGCGGATTGGGGTGGGTATGGCGCAGGTGAACCGGCTGGTATGCCGAGTGCAACGGGAGACAGGCCTTACGCTACGGGCTTGGGCATACGATAGTAGCGGGGACAAGGTGGTACTGGGAACCGTGGGGAACTTACCTGGGAAGGTGTCGAGGTACGGATTCGAAGATGTACTACGCACGGCCTTAGAGTATCCGGTTACAGTTAGTGGGGTGCTGGTACTACGGCCTGGGTCTGACGTGCAACACAACGGGATGGTGACTCCGGGGTGACGGGCCATTGGTATCGGGCATCGGGCATCGGGTATCGGGTATCGGGTATCGGGTATGCGATTTATACAATCATATACTGGTATGCCCGGTGCCTTGTAGCCAGAGGCCCGGTATGCCCGGTGCCTGTGACATGATTCACGAATGTGGGCGAAGGCTTATCTCGTGGCTGCGGGGTCGGTTTTTGTGCCCTAACGTCACACCACGGCGATACACGATGCTCCACAGCGGCCTGAGAATGGGCACACGGAGAGATTAGCGGTGGCTTGCTGCCAGTGACCGACCTTGGCATAACGGCTTGAATTCCTATCTCTCTTATACATATATTATTATTATTCTCTCTCCATGTATAACATGTAGGTTCGGAGTCAGTCAGTGAGTAGGCATTTCGTCGAGAAACGTGAATCATATTACACCTCAGATTCAGAGTATCTGGTTCAGATGCAGAGTATCTGGTTCAGGTTCAGCCATTTGCTGTAAGTTACGGGCTACCTCGATTCCATGAATCTGTGCAGACACAAAAATAGCCTTGCTCGCCCCGTTGCCGGGATAAGCAAGGCTATTCGTGTCTCCGTATACGTTGTGGCATCAAGCAACGAGCAACGAGCAACGAGAGGCCCGTTGCCCGTCACCATTCGCGCATCCTATCTAGTACCCGTTCGAGCAGTTCCAGGTGCAGTCGGGCGGGTTCCACTTGACCCTCACGTATTGCCCTCCGTAGGCTCGCCATTCCGGTGGCTGTATGCTCCCGTAGGTGCTTTGCCTTTGCGTCTGGCGTTGGAAGCACCGATTCACTACATATCGGACATCTGGTTCGCTGAATCAGAGTTTCCACTAGTACCATCCTTTCAGTTGTCGTACGTCCGTCGTAGCCAGAGGCCCGGTGCCGATTACCGTGTGGCCGTGGCCGTTAGTGTTCGGGTAGACCTTGGGTGTCAGCCCGACTGATTCTAAGAACCGCCCTTCGCTGCCTACCGCAGCATACGGGGCGCGGGAGGACACGACACATATTGTCAGTATGCCCGCCGTATCCTGCGTCATTCGTCGCTTGAATAGCATTGAGTATCACCTCCTTTCCTTTCGCTGCGTCGTTGATGGTTCGCTGAACCTAGCCCCGTTCCGCCTTACGGCGCAGCAGGAGCGCATCCATCTTGAGGTTACGCTCGAAGCCTACGGCCCGGACTTCGTAGCCTTGCCCGTAGGCATTGACTTCGATACATGGTTTGCTGAACCCTACCCGATACAGCCATTCCGACTGGAGGCGGGCATTGAGGGCCGAGGCGCGGGGTCCGCCCGCACATATGATGCGAACGTCGAGTTGCGCCAGCGTACTGTATCGCCCTTGTCGGGACGTGCTACGCACCATCGTCATTTTTACGCCTGCCATCGCTTCACTCCTTGCAAAAGGTTCGCTGAACCATCATCGGACTACTTGTACGCGGTGATGCTGATGATGCCTTCGGTGGCGGCACCACATGGCGCACATTCGCAGGCATCGCAGAACAACTCGTAACAGCAGGTCGGGTCAGCGGGTTGGGTATGCTCCACTGTTTCGATGCCGTCGAACCCGGCTTTTTCCAGCCTTGCGAACTCGCCGCAGGCGGCCTTACGCTCCACGTCCGTGATGACGGGCGCGGTGATGTGCGCTGTTGCGCGAGTCATTTGTGATCGCGTGATCTTCACGGCTTCACTCCTTGCAAAAGGTTCACAAAACCATACCCCACAAAGAGGCATTTCAGTGTGTGTGATATTGGGCCTTTGCCGAATTGTACTGTAACTGTGCTAATGCCCGATGGCATCAGCGAAAACGGCATTACGACTTCGCGGCTGCGAGTGTCGCGGCGTTCTGTTCGTCACAGATCGCCTTGTACTTCGCTTCGACGGCAGCCCAGAGCTTTTTGTCCATGCGGCTGACGGTCTCGGCGACCACGGCCAGATGCTCCAATGCCGCGTATTCGGCATTGTCCACGCCCTGCGTGTACTGCAAGGCGGCCTGCATGATGGCCGAGTCCGACGACTGCACCTTGTCGTCAACGTCCGACGCCTTGCGGCGCTTGGGCGTATCGTCCTTCGGTGCCGTCGCGGCCTTGAGCGCATCATCTTCCAACTTCTTCCACGCGGTGAGGTACTGGACACCCGGCGTGTCCAACTTGGGGCTTGGGGTGCCTTTGTCCTCAACGTCGGCATTCCAGGCCTTGTTGAGCGCGGCGATCTGAGTCTCGTTGATGCTGAGTCCCTTCTCGCCGTTGTAGTTCCGCAGGAACGCCGAACGCACCTGCACCGGCAGCTTGGGGATCATCCGCAACTTCTGGATGCTCCCACGGCGAATGTCAAACAGCTTACCGTCCCACAACTTCTGAGCGGCGTTCACTGTCTGAGCGATCACCAGTTTGTCCGTGATGCCCTCAAGGGCGGTGTCGCGCTCGGTGAAAACGGCGTCGAGCTTGTCTTGCACCTTCTTGGACAGCGGACAAACGCTGTCGAGCAACGTCGCCAAGTGCATGATAGTTTCCTTCTCCGGCCTGCCGAATGCTTCCAGCTCAAGGAACAGCTCGCCCTTATTTGACAGGGGCTTGCCATTACCGTGATCGGCCAGCAGGATCATCTCTTCGGCGAGGGACAGTCCCGTGAGAACTTTCGCGGGAATACCCTTCTTGAAGTGAAGGGCGAACGCCTGAGCGTTGGTCTCGTGAATTTCCGTCAATGCGGCATGGCGGAGATGCCCACGAACGCCAACGATGCTACCGTCCTCACGCTGTGACAGAACCAGTTCCTTCTCCAGGCCAACTTCGACGATGGAGGGAACTAAGTTCCCGTACGTCTTGTCAATACGCGAGTTCCTGTCCTGATCGAACGTGAAAGTCTCGAACTTGGGATGGGTGACGGGGGTCTCAAGCACCTTCTTGTTCAGGAGGGCGATGTTGATGGTAGACATAGTGACTTTCCTTTGCATTGAGCAAAGGCCCAATATGTCACACACTGTAGCCTAATTTGACGTGATATGGTTAGAAAAACCATCACGCCCTTATTGGCCTAGACCGGGCGACCTGCATAGCCGGCAGGTTATCGCCTCAAGCGTCCACATACATACTTTGACTATATCGTCGGCTTGTCGCCATGCCACAAGGCGACTACCGGGTAGAAAGACTAGCGGCGCCATAGTCCACATATAGGGGCTATGGTGTCGGCAGTCTAGGCTAACAGGTTACCGTAAAGGACAGCGGCAGACTTCGGCATAGCTCGGCAATGGCTGTTGAAATGCGCCAGTTCACGGTCTAACTCTTTACGGCATCGTCGTACCGTCAATTCATCGACCCGCATGGGGTACAATGCCGCTTTTTTGTCAATGGCAGACCCTACGGCAGCCACCGGAACTGGCACATATGTCCCATCTCGTTTGGCTTGTGCGTTGACAAGCCCTAGCATGCGCTTATGTGTAGCGGTATCGGCGGAGCGTTGGAATAGTACCGCTCTATCTGCCCGCTTGATCTTGCGCGTCAATGCATCCTCAGACTTGATCTTCAGCGTCAATAATCCGGCTCGACTATCACGGTGTACTTTTGCCATCGGGGTATCCTTTCAGTTATACAATACCATACTCGTTGACGATACTTTCCAACTTCGCACAAGCCAACTTACAGAGCCGGAGTTGGTGGCCACGTTGACAGGCTAGCATCTTTGAATAGTAAGGTATCTCGGTATAGAGATACCTATTGCGTAGCAGTAAAATTTCGCGTAGTAGCTCGTTGCTACGGTGTATCTGCATATAGTCTTCAGACTGACTGCGCAGACTCCGTATCTTTGCAAAGCGTTTGCGCCAGAATAGCATGCCAAAACTCCAGAAAAGTGTTTTCTTGTATGCTTCTTTGGCCTATCCTCAGAAGGATGCTAGAACGCTACGCGACGTGGCGACGCCCCGGCGGTTACAGTCTGCAACATACTCGTCAATTTTGCGGCAGGCATCGTCACAGCGTTTCTGAATATCTGCAATGGCTCGCCGCTCGCGAATAACATACTCGCGTCGCGCTATCTGCGTTGCCAACTCATCTTCGGATAATTCGCAGAATATCATCATGCCGAAACTCCATAAAAAGTGTTTTCTTGTATGCTTCTTTTTCTCCTTCTTACGACTTACCTATAGCAATGCCCGTGCCAAAGAAATAATTATCTGAGAATGTTTCAGAAAACCAGACCACAATATGTAGTGGTGACGGAAAACTGACACCCCTACATATAGTATTTCTTCGCCAACTTTCATAATCATATTACAGATAGTCAACCGAGTTTACCTCATAAGCCACTGGTATCAAACGACTTAGGACAATTAACCAGACTTCTTTTGTCCAGGTATCTGGACACGCGAGTCCAGAATTCTGTACTACACGTTACGGGGGGACTTAGGAAACGGTTGTCCTAACATGTTGGTACGACACGAGTTACGACACGCCGACCGACCTACATAAAATGTAGCTCGACCTACAATCCATGTAGGTTTCGAGAGAAAAGTAAGGAATTGTAACTCACTGGTATCAATGGACTTATGACAATCACTTTGTTATCGGACGCGACTTGTCGTAAAACCTACAAAACAAACAACTTGTGACAAGACACAAGTTTCCAGTGTCTTGTGGCATGATATGTGCGTACCGTCCCCGGTGGGTGCAAATACCGTGCCAGGTTCAAAAAAATCTTGGGGTGGCCCGATTCCCCTATTGACCGAGAATTTTCGGATTTTTTGGATTTGGGATTGGTGCGGTGAATCAGCACCGGGTAACGGGCCTCTGGCTACAATATACGGGTAACGGGCCTCTGGCTACAATATACGGGTAACGGGCCTCTGTATGCGGGCCTCTGTATGCGGGCCTCTGTGTACGGGCCTCTGTACGCGGGCCTCTGGCACCGGGTAGCCCGTGTCTTGTCACCCGGTCCCCGCACCATAACTGTGTAGACGTGATTCCGTATTCTCGACTAAAAATTTTCCCAAATTTTTATTTATATTATTCAACCCCCCTACCTTATAATAGTATGTAAGGTTGCCTTGTCACGGCGGCCAAGAGCTGATTTTAATCTTCGACGAAGAATCGGAAGCATATTATGAGCGAGCATGATTCAGCAAACCCAGTACCCGCACCCGAAAGCGACGCGGTACCCATGGAGACTCACTCCTCCGCTTGGGGCGACATCACTGAACCAGTAGACCCCACCCAAATAAAAAGAGCCGAGCCTGATTCACCTAATCGTTGTCAGGCCGCCGTGGCTATGGGCCAGTGTCCTAACGAAATTGCGCTCGGCGCCACAACCTGTCGTGTACATGGTGGCGCGGCCCAACAAGCTAATGCCGCTAAAGCCTCACTCCGTAACTATCAGGTCGGCAAGTATCAGGCCCGTCTCGAACGTTTCTCCAGCTCCGACGTGATTAAATCGCTGCGCGAGGAGATTGGTATCTTGCGACTGTTGATCGAGACAATGTTTGAGAAGTGCCAGGACAGCCACGACTTGCTCCTACAGTCGGGGCCGATTGCTGATTTGGTAATGAAGGTCGAGAAAACCGTTGTCTCGTGTCACACCTTAGAGGGCAAGTTGAAGCAGGTCCTCGACAAGCAGGCACTGATTCAGTTCGCCGGTGAGGTAGTTGGCATCGTCGGCGACGCGCTACCCGAAGCTCCCGATAAGATTGACGAAATCTCTAATGGCATTTTGGCCCTAATTGGCCGTCTAGGTGAGGAATAACCGATGTGTAAGTGTAACGACGTCAACGTATACGAACTGCCCGACTCAATTCGTGGCGTGAACAAGACTCACTCCTCAGCAGGTACTGCCGAGGAAATCATCGGTACCCCGCCGTTCACCGAGGGTGCGACGATTCGTATCTCTGACGGTGGCGCGGCCCCGATCTTCGTGGGTTCCACGAAAATCGAGGCCCAGGCGCATAAGCTCGGCACCGATGCCGTAGGCCTGCTTACCTTCCGCTTACAAGGCAACAAAACCACATTCTGGGTCGATACGGCCACAAGCAACAATTATCAGGCCACTCAGATTTCTATCGTGAAGTAGCCCAACGGTAACCCATGACCCAACTCGCGCCCACAAAGAATACCAGCGTGTTATACAAGCTCATGGCTGAACGTATACACTCTGGTCTCAAGCGTAAATCGACTACGACGTGTAGCCGGTGGGCCAAGAATTATCGAATCATGGGCCAGCCGTTCCCGGGACCGTGGACCTTTGACCATCACCCGTGGGCTAAAGGGATGCACGACGCCGACGAACAGCTCATTGTGGGTATGAAGGCCGCCCAGATGGGCTTCACTGAAGTCTGCTTGAATAAATCATTCTTCAGTATCGACGTGCATGGGTATTCCGTGCTGTATGTTCTCCCGGCGCTGAACCCGGATGCCTCTAACTTCTCAACATCTCGTTTCGACCCCGCACTAGAGATGTCGCCGTACCTGTCCAGCTTATTCTCCAACGTCAAGAACGTCGGTCATAAGCGGGCAGGTAACGCTAATCTCTTCATCCGTGGCTCTCGTTCCCGCGCGAATCTCAAATCGCTACCGGTCGCCCGTCTGGTGTTCGATGAAGTCGATGAGATGGTTCAGGCGAACATACCTCTCGCCCTGGAGCGTCAGTCTGGCCAGACTCAGAAGTGGGTAGATATGATTTCCACGCCTACCGTAGATGGTATGGGCATCGACGTCTATTATAATGAATCAACGCAGGATCACTTCTTCTTCAGGTGTCCGGGCTGTAGCAAGTTCATCGAGCTGCTGTTCCCAGATTCGCTGGTCATCACCGCTGAGAGCCTACACGACCCCAAGTTACAGGACACGCACATCATTTGCACCTCATGCTCGAAAGTCTTGGACCATAAGGCTAAGTCCGAGTGGCTCACCCTAGATAACACGAGATGGATCCCGACATTTGAGGGCCGGGCCTCCAGAGGCTTCTACGTGAATCAGCTCTACTCGTTCACGGTCTCTCCGCAAGAGCTGGCCGTATCATACCTCAAGGGCCAGATCAATCCGGCCGACGAGCAGGAGTTCTTCAACTCCAAGATGGGCGTAACCCACGTCACACAGGGTGCGCGAATCATGGAGACAGACATTCAGAGCTGTATAGGCTCCTACATCTCCCCGCTTACTGTGGACAGCTCGGAGCTTATAACGATAGGGATTGACGTCGGTAAGTGGCTCCACTATGAAATCACGCAATGGTCCTTTCCCGATGGTAATATCCATAACGACCTTTCTTTGTCCGCCGTACCTCGTGTCCTTACCGCTGGCAAAGTTCTCGAGTTCCACGAGCTGGATGACCTGCTGATTGACTACCGCGTGGTCTTTGGTGTGATTGACGCGAATCCGGAGAAGCGCAAAGCGTTGGAGTTCGCGAAAAGATACGAAGGCCGGATCAAACTCTGTTACTATACACGCGGGAAGTCCGGTCGGAGTATCACGACACATGCGGAAGAAGAATACACCATCTCCGTAGACAGATCATCGTGGATGGAGGCGGCCCTCGGAAGATTCCGGGCCAACAGAATCACCATCCCAAGAGACATATCCCAGGAATACCGGGACCATCTGCAGGCCGTAGTGAAAATCTACGAGAAGGACGCCGATGGTAACCCCACCGCCAAGTTCGTAACAGGCCAGAATGTCCCCGATCACTTTGCACATGCACGGACGTATAGTGAGCTGGCATTACAGTTCGCGGCCAGCATGTCCGCCTCAGAGTCTATAACAGGTGTCTACTAATGGCTACGAACTTCAAGATTAACCAAATCGTGCACCCCGAGTATGCCGCAAACATCGCGAGTTGGGAGAAATACCGGGATACGTATGCTGGCGGTTCCCAGTTCGTAGAGAAGTACGTCAAGAAGTTCAGTCTCCGCGAGGAACAGACAGATTTCACAGCTCGTAAGGCACTAAGTTACTGCTCCGCCCACGCGAAGGCCGCTTTGATCGACGTTAGGAACGCTATTTTCCAGCGTATGCGGGATATCACGCGCGAAGGCGGCTCACCGTCGTTCCAGGAGGCCGTTGTCGGTGAAAGTGGCGGCGTGAATCGCTCTAACAGTACAATGAATCACTTCTTGGGCAAAGAAGTGCTCCCAGAGCTACTGGTAGAGGGCAAAGTAGGCGTATACCTGGACCGTGGCACCCAGTCTGCGGATACATCACTACTTGAGTCCCGTCAGAACATGCCGTATATGTACATTTACCCCGCGGAGTCCATCAGATCTTGGACATACGGCCCCGATCTGGAACTTACGGACCTTTTGCTTGAGGATACGGTCGAGATAGTCGATGATGCAACAAATCTGACCGTCGGCACCGAAATGCGTTTCCGCCTGCTCAAACGCACCCCCGCCGGCGTCGAGGTCACATTCTACGATGCAAATGGCGACCCGATCCTGGACGACGCGTTACTCACTGGCACCCTAGTCCTCAATCTGCCGCGGATACCTTTCGTGATCTTCGAAATCAGCCAGTCCCTGCTGACAGACATCGCGGATCAGCAGATCGCCCTAACAAACTTGGTCAGCTCGGACATGAACTACTGTACACGTAGCGGTTTCCCGATCTACGTGGAGCAGTTCAATCCGCTCTCGAATTTTGAGGATTTACGCCGAGCTGACGTAGCTCGTACTGGGGCAGAAGGCGGCACAGCTGATGAAGCACCGAAAGCCAAGCCGAATGAAATCAATACCGGCGTAGCTCAGGGTCGCAGGTATCCTAAAGGTCTGGAAGCGCCCACATTCATCCATCCGTCGCCGCAGCCGCTACTCGCGAGCATGGAGAAGCAGGAGCAGATTAAGCAGGACATCCGCCAGAATATCAATCTCGCCCTCACCAACATCGACCCCAAGCGCGCTTCAGCTGAATCAAAACAGGTAGATGAGCGTGGCTTAGAGGCCGGTCTCTCGTATATTGGCCTCGTCCTACAACACGGCGAGATGCAATTGGGTGAGATGTGGGCGCGGTATGAGCGTACCGATGCCGTCCCCACCATCACCTACCCGTCGAATTACTCACTCCGTACTGATGAGCAGCGCGCCGAAGAAGCTGATGGTCTGCTCGAAATGCTGCCGAAGGTTCCGTCAATCACTTACCAGAAGACACTGGCCAAACGCGCCGCTGCACTGGTTATTGGTCACCGTGTCACGACGGATACGCTGCGCGCTATCGAGGGCGAAATCGATAAAGCCCAGGTCATTGATATTGACCCCAAGCGACTGATAGAGGACCATGAGGCCGGACTGGTCTCCACAGAGACCACCTCAAGTGCCCGCCTCTACCCGGATGGTGAAGTCGAAAAGGCCAGTAAGAACCACGCAGAACGTTTGGCACGGATTCAGGATGCGCAGACACCTGTTGGCGTCATACCAACTAATCCCGCCGCCCGTGGTATCCCGGACGGTGCTGTTACTCCCGTCGCTGAAGCTAAGAAGGAATAATCATGGCCACATATGCAAGTATTGCCGAGGGCGACGCGTACTTCCTCTTGCGCCTCAACGCCGAGCCGTGGTCAGATGCCACAACAGACAACAAAACCCGTGCGCTGAATCAGGCTACCCGAATCATCGACAGATTGAACTTCCTGGGCACACGCACGGACGACGATCAGGACTTACAGTTCCCGCGTGACGATGACTCAGCGATCCCCACAGACATTGTCAATGCCTGTTGTGAATTGTGCCTTGCACTATTGGACGACGTTGACCCCGACCTAGAGTTTGAAACGCTGTCTATGGCTAGATTCAAATTCGCAGATGCTGAGGCAAACTATAGTAGGCAGACCGTACCTATGCACATCCTAGCAGGTGTCGTAAGCGTAGAAGCCTGGAGATACTTGATACCCTATCTTAGAGACCCCAATGAAATGCATATCAACAGAGTCTAGGAGCCGTACTATGTCGAGAAACCTGAGATTCACCAAATCGTATTGGACACCGGCCTACGAGGGCGAGCCCGCCCCGGTCACTCCCGCACCGGTCACCCCGGCACCACCCGCGCCGGGTACAACGCCCGCACCGCCGAAGCCTGACGCTGAGGCGCAACGGCAGTTGGAACAGTATAAAAAGACCACCGCAACATTGGCCGCAGAGATCGAAATGCTGAAGAAGCGCGCCGACCTCACAGCGGGCGAGAAGTCTGAGATGGAACAGCGTCTGGAAGCTGCACAGAATCAGTTGCTCACCAAGGAAGAACTCGCAGCCCAGGCCAACAAGAAACTGACTACCGAGCATGCAGCGACTATTGAGGCGCTTACAGGCGAGCGCAACAACTGGCAGTCCCGTTACACAGACTCAATGATTATTAGAACCATCAAGGACGCGGCAGCGGCGAATGAGGCTTTCGAAGCCGACCATATCGTCGCAATATTGCGTTCCAATACCAAGCTCGTTGAGAAGAAGGATGAGGAAGGCAACAGTTTGGGGTTTGAGCCCCGCACACAATTCGATACAGTAACAGCCGAGGGTAAGCCAGTTACGCTCGACCTAACCGTAAACGAGGCTGTCGTGAAGATGAAGGAACTCCCGAAGCACCAGAACCTGTTCAAGGGCGAAGGTGTCAGTGGTATGGGAGCGAACTCGCGACCCGCAGGCAGCCCCGTTGACCTAGTAGCAGCCGCCAGACTCAGCCCCGAAGCCTATCGTAAGGCACGGGCCGTTTCCGAGCTGGCCAACGCACCCAAGAAATAGGAGTACGACCATGAGGTACCGATTTGTTCCCAGCTTGTTCACCCCGGCCCACGCCAACAGCCTGGAAGCGTTCATTCCGGAAGTTTGGGCGCAGGAGTCCCTGCTTGTCCTTGAGGAGAATATGGTTATCTCCAACTTGGTCAATAAGGATTTCTCGAGCGAGGTTGCCGCGTTTGGCGATACCGTCAACACCCGCAGTATCGCTGAGTTCGAGATGGCCCGCAAGACGGACGCGGACGAAGTGACCACGCAGAACGCCGAGGCCACCAACATCCCCGTTGTTCTGAATCAGCACAACTACTCCAGCTTCATCATCAAGGATGGTGAGGAGTCCAAGGGTTTCCAGAACCTTCGCGAGAAGTATCTGGTCCCGGCGGTTCGCTCAATCGCCCGTGGTATGGATCAGTTGCTGTTGGCTCAGGTCTATCAGTTCAAGGCCAACAACGCCGGCTCGCTCGGCACCGCGGCCTCCAGAGGCTCAGTCCTGTTGACTCGCGAAGTCATGAACATCAACAAGGCGCCGCTGGAAAACCGTAACTTCATCATCACCCCCGGTGTCGAGACAAACCTGCTCGACACCACGCAGTTCATCGACGCCAACACGCGTGGCGATGATGGTTCGGCGATGCGTGAAGCCAACATCGGGCGTCTGCTCGGCTTTGACTTCTACATGGCCCAGAACTGTCCCGCGATTGCGGACGGTAACACCGTTCACACCGCTGCGGTGAATCTGATCGCCGGTTATGCGGCCGATTCGACGTCCATCGCCATCGACGGTACCAGCGAAGACTTGGTCGCGGGTTCCTGGTGCACGATTGGCGGCGACATGATTCCGCAGAAGATCACCACCGTCACTGGCTCGCCCACGACGCTGCTCACCATTAGCCCTGGCCTGAAGCGCGCCGTGGTCAATGATGCAGTCGTCACGGTGTACGCTCCGGGCGCCGTGGATCTGCTCGCGGGCTACGCGGCCAACTGGTCCAAGCCCATCGTGGTGGACGGCTTCTCCGTCGCCCCGAAGGCTGGTCAGCTCGTTAGTTTCGATGCTGGTGCCTCGAAGGACGTGTACGGTACCATCGGTACCCCGACCACGACCAGCATCTTGCTGGATCGTCCGTTGGTGGTCGCCGAAGCGAACGACGACGTTGTCGGTATCGGGCCGGCTGGCGATTACTGTTTCGCCTTCCACCCGAATGCCATGACGTTGGTGTCTCGTCCGTTGGCGGCCCCTGCCCCCGGTACGGGCGCGGCCTCCTTCGTCGCAGACGCGAACGGTCTCGGCATCCGAGTCACGATCACGTACCAGGGCTACAAGCAGGGTCACCTCGTTACGGTGGACATGCTGTGTGGTGTCAAGGTGCTGGATACGTCTCTCGGCGCTGTCATGTTCGCCTAGTCCGCTCAGGAGTGGGATCAGGGAGGGGTGCAAACCCCTCCCACTCCCAAACTATCTTATGTGCAACAAACGCCTTATAAAGAAGCTCGAAGCTGTGACTCAGAGAATCACAGCGATACCCAACAACAGTCCACCCAAGACCGCGCTCGTTATCCGAACTACGGATAAGACGCTACAAGCGGCATTAGAGTTGGTGGGACTGAAATACGTTGATGCTGAGGGAGGCCAGTAGTAGATGGACATTACGCCAGAGGTACCTGCTGCAAGTGACTGGGATAGATATGCTATGTTTGTCACCCAGGCGATTCAAGAACACACAGCAGGGATTGCATCGGTTTGGCAAACCATGGACAGCAATGCTCGTAGCGCAGAAGCACAGTTGGCAAAGGTTTCAAACAGCGGTCAGGCTGCATTGTTTCAGCATCAGCAGGACGAAGCAAAGATGTGCAGGGGATGCCATGAGCGTTTGGCCGGTTTGGAGAATCAAGTTGGCACAAACTCAGAGAGTATCGCCAACTCGTTCAGCGCCGCTGGTAAGTCGGACTTCAGGCTGTGGAGTCTCGCGAAAGACTTAATCATCTTGATCCTGGCCGCGTCTGTTTGGCTGTACTCCACACAGCATACATCCACCGTACCCACTAAGTCGGCGCCTAAGAAAGTTGAGATCCAACGTGGTAATTACAAACCATAGTCAAGTCAAGCGCATCTTGTATCAGCTCAAGAAGATTTTTGGAACCTCGATTGTCTTGAGAGAAAAGACTGCCACGACAAACTATGCCACGGGCGCGATAACCAACTCTGTAGATACGCTCACAGTCAAGAAGGCTATACTGCTGCCCCGTAGGATGCAGCGGCAGTTTGACTATGACCTGTCTTTCATTGCAGCCAACAAGAATTTCACATATGGCGGGCTGTATGATTCAAATACCCGGTGGCTCATAATTGATGAGCGTGACGTTACGGGTGCTTTTGATATCACCCTCAACTATGAATGCGATGCTAATGGTCTCAGGTACGACGTCGCTGAGGTCAACTATGACGATTACTCAAAGGTGTACTACCTACGTATGATTAATACCGCGAATCTCACCGCATAGGAGTAGACATGCCTATAAATGCGAACTGGTCCCGATGGATTTTCGCATCAGTCATACAGCACTTCGACGCCCGCAAGGCTGACTTGTTCCTGTATGTGGAAGGCGAACACAGGGAGACAGAGGGCAAGCCCAACGTGATGGAACTGCGTATGGACGGCCCCTACACTACAGAAGTAAGCAAGAATTACTTTCGTGTATTTATCGAAGTCAACGTACTTATTCAGACAGCCGTGCTAAATGTGGATTTATACCAACACAGGACGAACATAGGTGCAGCTGAAGCAGCGTTCACAAACTCAATTTTACTATACAAGTTGGGCGGCCTAGCTGGTGATACTGGCGATCTGGTTGGGTGCCTACGGTTAGAATCAGATTGGCGTGGTAGGGAAAGAGTACAGACCAGCGACTTTGGTCTTGTGCGCCCGAATACGCCTGTGCTACAAGCGACCATCGAAGGTCACTACGAGATTTTCCTGGAGGTCTAATCATGAGATTTGTTCCCAGTTTGTTCACCCCGGCCCATGCCAGAATCGATATGAAGGATGTTATCTTCAAGATCAAGGATGGCACCGGCTCACCTAATGAGCTGCAGATCAAGATTGCCGAGGGCAACTTCGTCTACTCCGAACGTCGGGAGATTGAGTATTACCCTGACCGCGGTAATCTGGATGACGTCAACGAGGGCGATCAGGTCCCGATGGAAGTCCGTTTCGAGTTTGAGTGGTCGTATATCCGCTCGACCTCCACCGGCTCCACCCCGACGGTCGAAGATGCCCTGAAGCAGCGCGGTGGTGCAGCCGATTGGATTTCGTCTGACACCGACCTGTGTCGTCCGTACGCCGTGGACCTGGAGCTGGTTCACACGCCGGATTGCGTCACAGGTGACGTTGAGACTCTCACATTCGCAGACTTCCGTTTCGAGTCGCTGGAACATGACCCGCGTACAGGTCAGATTTCCTGTACCGGCAAGTGCAACGCCATCGAGCCGACGTCCGTGAGAACCTCCCAGTAACGTTACGATACGGTAACACTACGATACAGTGTATGTAGTACAACCACAGGAGAGAACCCTTGAAATATGCAGGTAAAACACTCACCGGCTCACGTATCTCAACCGTCGTAATTCCGCGTGGCGATGCTGAGATTGTCATCAATGCCGCTGCGGTATTGGATTACACCGAGTTCGAAGAAAATCACAAGTCTCCGGTACCGCCCATCATTACGAAGCCCGGTGGGGAGTCATACCCGGATACGCTGGATGCTGACTACATCCAGGCTGTGAACAAGTGGGCCACCCTTCGCACGAATTGGATGATTCTCGAGTCCCTCAAAGCCACGCCGGAACTGGAATGGGAGACTGTCACCGCTGACCCCGAGACCTGGGGCAACTATGAGGATGAGCTCAAAGCTGCCGGGTTCTCTCCTGTGGAGATTTTCCGCATCACCGATCTCATCATTCAGGCCAATGGTCTGGATCAAGAGAAGATCGACGAAGCCACGAAACGTTTTTTAGCTTCTCAGGCGGAAGCGTAAAGAAGGCTGTGATCCCGTCATATCGCACAGGCGACTATGCGATATGGCGGGCTTGCGAAAGAGTGGGTATCCTACCGCCGGGTACCAAGCCGAGTTGGGATGACTGTGACGTACTAGCACAAGCGAACATCATAGGCTACGGTCAACTGAGAGATACAGAAAGCAGCGGAGAGCCAGATGAGTCCTAATCTCAACATCTCGCGCATACGCGGATCTGCTACCTCAGTTGACTTGGCCGGATTCAGAGTCAAGATGCACAGGGCGATGGTGCGGCTGTGGAAGGGCGCTACGTGGGCTTTTGTAGATGCTATCACATCCCCGCCATTTAGTTATATTCATGTGGATACGGGTATGTCGATGGCCTCAGTCATTCCGCTGGCTGAACAGTTACGGAAGGGGCGTATTATACGCGGGCGCATTATGAGTATGAATCCCTCAAAAGCCAAGATTGGCTATACTACACTACATGGTGGTACCAATCCCCGCGCACTCAGGTCACGGACACATGGTGAGCGACTTGGTGAAGATGCTTATAAGCTGGTGTTTGGTGACCCCGCTACAGGTGGAGGCTGGTTCTTCGAGTTTCGTATCGTGGTGTCCCAGTATTACTTCAATGAATCACTGAGTAACTCAGGCAACAGTAAGGGTTGGGAAACTATAAAAAATGGTCAGGCAGCATTCAAGTCGTATATGAATGAGAATAGCCCACTGATTATGAAGCAAAGTCTGAGCTGGTTGTTACGCAGAACTACAGCTAGGGACGTCCCAGGGAGATTCAATCGTGGCTGATAATAATGTAGTCTGGACAGCGCAATACGACCAAGTTACGACTGCCGCCAATGCGGTTGCCGCCTCGTATATGAAAATAGATGAGGCGATGCTCAAGACCGTTACGGTCTCCAAGCAGCTACTAACTACCTCCAAGGGCAATGTAGTAACCCAGGTCAAGGTCAATGCCGTCTCATTAGCCGGGGCTAAGTCGCAGCAGACACTCACGAGTGCGCTCATTACCTCGAAAGAGGCCAGCAAAGAATTCACGGCGGCCCAGGCTGAATCTGCCCGGGAGCTGATACGTGCAGTACAACTCACTGACAGTTTGACCGAGGCTGAAAAACGTAATGCCCGCGTAACCAAAGCCGCAGCTACACGCGCCGGGACTAAGGCCAGATCTTTTGGTGGCTTCCGGGCCAGCAAGACTGTGGATACACCGATAGGCACGACGGTCGAGGAACTGAATCGGTATAAGCTCGCTTGGGTGAAACTTGGTCAACTAGCGGCCATACACGGAACTCAAGTAAAGACGATTGGCAGAATCTGGGGTGAGGTTGCGCAGGGCGAAGTCAATACTTATCGTGGCGCTCAGTTAGCAATTCAGCAGCAGGTAATGAAACTGCAAGATGCTGAAGCTACCTTGGGCGAGACGGCACGTAGTGAGACAGCCGCTACTACCACCGCCAAAGAGAAGGCCATCGGTCGCATAACCAGTTTCATGGTTAGAGCACATCTACAGGCACTGTCGGAAGATAGAAAACGGACTGCCACAGAGCTTGCCAACATTCAGAAGATTGCCGCAACCAGAAAAGCCGCCGCTGCCGCAGCACACGCTGCGATGATTAAGGATGCAGTTGCCCGTATTGATGCTCAGGCAAAGCAACTGGCCGCAGCGAGGAAGCAGCGGGCGATCACTAAGCAGCGTATTGCAGACATGCGGCAGGAAGCAATTATCCGCGCTAACGCCGCTAGAGAAGCCGACAAACTCGGTAACCGCGCCCGTGGGCATGGTACAGCTTCTGGCGCCGAGAAGCAGGGTGTAGTTCGCGCCGCTGAAGCACTCAGACGCTATCGGATTCAGAATAACATCACTGGCGTCGAAGCTGTTGCAATGTGGCGTCGAGTAGGTCAGGCTTCTGGCGCCACAAGCGACAGACTCCGTGGACTCCATGCTCAGATGGAGATGGTGACCGCTGCGCAGAGAAAGCTCGGTAATACAGCTGTACGCGAGAATGAGCGTATGGCTAAGAGTAACCGCGGCCTCAACCTCACCTGGAAAAGTATGGGGCGGCTGGTCGCTGTCCAGCTGATTCACCGAGCCATATCCGCCATGTCTAACGCCATGCGCGAGGGCGTCCGTACAGCCGCAGAGTTCGAGATTAAAATCTCAGAACTTAGAACTATCTCACAGGAGAACCAGCTCTCATTCGAGGGATGGGCCACTAGCCTGCAAAAGGTGTCGGACTCCTGGGGTATCGGTATCCTGGACCAGACTGAATCCGCCTACCAGACCTTGTCGAATCAGGTGGCCAAGGGTGCCGATGCTGTCAACTTCCTCAATGAAGCGAACCGCTTCGCGGTCACCACAGCATCTAAAGCTACTGATGCTGTCAATGTACTGACTGCCGCAACAAATGCTTTTGGCATCCGCACAGAGTCTACAGCCAAGACCGCAGCCTCGCTGTTCAAGACGATTGAACTTGGCCGTATTCGCGCATCAGAGATGGGTAACACCTTTGGTCGTGTGGCAGTTCCCGCTTCCCAACTAGGCCTGACGCTATCTGAACTAAATGCCGCCACGGCTACTGCAACGATTCGTGGTATCAAGTTCAGCGAAGCGTCTACGCTTCTCCGCGCTATCATCATGAAGATGATTCGCCCAACCAAAGAGATGCAGAAGTTGTACGATAAGTTGGGCGTAGCCAGCGGTCAAGCGGGTGTCAAGGCTCACGGCTTCGCTGGTATGCTTCAGGAAATCGAGAAGCACACTAAGGGCAGCGCCACTGAGATTGGCAAGTTGTTCAGCAGGATCAGGGCGGTCACTGGTGGTCTCTTGTATTCCGGCCAGGGCTTGGTCACATATCGAGATAACCTCGCTAAGATTGAGGGCGCGCAGGAGTCTTATGCGCGGGCTACCGCGATCGCGATGGAGTCTACGGGCAAGAAGCTGGAGATTCAGTTCAATCAGCTGAAGAATTACTTCTTGACTCAGTGGGGCCAGCCGATCCTCGAGGTTATCAATACAGTACAACTGTCTCTTGGGGGCTTCACGTCAGTCATCAGAGCCGTATCGGATACCTTCAAGCTTG